AAATTCATTTGGGCTGGAACTGTTTTCAATGTTGGCTATTTTGCCTCAATCCATATTGCGCAAAGCAACTATTTGATGTTTTACTACATTAGTAGTTCTATTTTTGTTAAGTTTGGTGCTCTAGATGAATCTGCGGCGTCATGGAGACAAATTACATTAGTTTAATTTTTATGCTATAGAAAAGGTGGGGTATTAGCCCACCTTCTATTGCTACATCTGACTTCCAGTAAAAACAAACCACGCTCCCCACTCGTAAGGTGGTATGCCATTTTTAAAACGTGTAAATATTTTGTTGGCAGGATTGGTGGATACTGCAAGTTGATACCAATTTACTTCACCTTTAACACTCATAACCCAACCATATTCATTTTCAGCTAACGGCGCACCTAAAGTATATCCGTTTATAAACCAGAAACCGCTTGTTCCGTCTCCAGTATTTATATTGTTTGCATAATTAGCAACAAATAGCCTTGCGCCCAGAACTGATGCAAGGTCGCTTTTAGATATCTTGACGGAGTTACCATTAGCGTCGATACCACGAATATATGAAAGGTCACTGACTGCGCTCAGAGATGACTCAGATTTGTCCAAATTTGCTGCCATAACTTATTTCTTTAAATTGTTAATATTATTTATTCCAAAGCCAGTAGAACCGACCTTTACATGTTCATAATAAAATAGATAAAACAACTGGAAGGTGGTTGATAAAGTCCACCTGTTTTTTTAAAAGTTGTCCTGATTGAAACTATTGTCCACCACCCTCTTTTTCTCCCTGGCATGGTCGTAGGTCTTCTTCCCGATATACCTGAGCCATGCGAAAGGCTTCCGGTTCTTCAGGTATCCCAGGTCCTCCTCGTTCATATAGGCCTCCTGCTCGAAGGATATGTTGCGGTAAGCCTCCTTTTCGCTTCCGTATGCGAGATCCCGGATAAGGTACTCGATTCCATACCATACGAACCAGATGACTGGAGATACGAGCATGAGCCACCAGGATATACCTGATACGAGGATGATGACAGCCATAAGGAGAGCTGCCACAGGAAGGAACTCCAGCTGCTGTCTACCGTGAATGTTCTCATGGTTCTCGGCTATGTTGTCGAATTTGTAGCTGATATCCTTGCGTACGAAGATGAAAGGCCATGCTGTAAGTGCAATGTATCCTTTGAACGGGATGATGTTGTTGAGTACCTTTATCATAACTTTAATTCTTTAGTTGTTTCTTGAGTTTGCTGATCTCCCTCTCCAGCTCACGTACCTTCCTTGCAAGACTGATGGCAGACACAAGAGCAAGTGACTGGTAGTTCATTGAAAGCAGCCCTGAATTAGATTTTAAGACAGCCTCAGGAACAATATCGATCCAATACTGAGCGACACTTCCTATCATGACGTTACCATCCTTTTCATCTTTCCATTTGAATTTGATAATCGGTGCGTTAGCTATCTCTTCAATTGAGAGCTGGAATTTATTATCGATTACATCCTTAATTGTAATATCGGAGCTTGAACTTGAGGACTTAAAGGTAGCTTCTCCAGTGTGTCGCACATTCCAATTATCACTACCAAGATCCGAGCACATATCCTGAATCATAACCCATCCAGCATTGTTTACATTTCCAAGATAAAGGCTTCCTGAAGATTGTCCGATTCTGTTGCCGCTATCCACCTCAATATTACCACCAGCAGTGATTTTGCCACTTACATACAGGTTTTGCTTAGTATAATCAGTTGAGTTTCCTATTGAAGCCCCACCGCTTTCAACAAATAGCCCTGACTTAATACTGACGCCATTGTTAAATACATATTTGTAAAATGAGGTTAAGCTATACTCACCAATGGTCGTATCACCAAGAACAATACTTCCACAAGTTACACTTGTAGAAACAGTGATAGATCCATTAATAGTTGCTGTTCCATAATGAGTAAATACTCCTACAGCATGTTCATCTCCAATTCTATTGAGACTAAAATATGTGCCGCCTATTCTTCCATATTCAGTTGAGCTGTTCAAATACAAGAATCCAGAGTCCAAAGATCCCAAGGAATTAGTGTCTATTGAAAAACCGCCTATATACCCCCTGTTTGCGTTTATAAATCCCCTAAATTCTCCATTGGATACATGTATCGTTCCGTCTGTATCAACGGTCATATCACCAATAATAGCAGATCCGTCACCATTAAGAGATATCTTACTTGAAAGCGTTATTTTTTCGTTTACAGGATCAAGCACCACCTTTCCATTCTTGCTCTGAAGAACGGTACCATTTATTATCCACTGACCGATATGACCAGCAGAAGCATATACAGTACCACTTATCCATGCGTTCTCAGCATACAGATTTCCAGCCTGGGAAACTCTGAACGGTGCAAGAGAAGGCTCTGACCCCTGTCTTACGCTACTTACATACTGAGGTGTTATTCCCCATACATAGTCAGCCCTATAACGGATTCTCAGGTAATATGTGTTCACAAGGGTGCTGCCATTGTATACCAGCATCCTTACCCATGTGTGCTGTCCGCTGTTACCACGAGAGAAGCTTCCAGACCAACCTGACGTAGGATAGGTGTCAACTGAAGAGCCCTGATTGCAATACTGGACTGTTACACTGGTGTATCTCTGACCAACAGTTGCGAGTATGGTGTTCAAGATATACTGGGTTACAGCTGTGCTTTGGTAAGACCCATAATTAACAGCCAGCCTACCCCACATATAGTAACCATTAGCATAGCCTGGAACAGAGCTTGACCAAGATTCGGTAGGCAGAGCCATTCCAGCCCATATCCTTATACTGTCATCCTCATTGTCAGTGTTGATACCACCAGTCATACCGGCAACGACCTGTTCACGGGAATTGGTCACCAGCATCTCATTGGTAGTACCGAACTCGATCTTACCATACTGGGCAACAAGGATAGAGGTGAACATGGCGCCAGCATCACTCATGGCCTCCCAGTCATAGCGATGTGATGTCCTTTCCTGCTCCCATGTACGCTCCTGCTTTCTTCCTGATGTCCCCTGATATGCGTACCAGAGATAGCCAGAAGAAGGCCTTGTAGCAACCACATTACCGTTTATGTCAAGAATATTGGGCTTCCAGGGCACACCGATCACATCGACAACCCTGAACGCAACGTCATTATTGTCACGATCATTACGGAAGAGAACTCGATACTCACTGTCATCAACCGCATCGACCCACTTTGTAACACGGGTCTGGCATCCGTTATATCCACGAGCACCATTCTTAACGACTGCAATCGTAACAGAATCGAGCCATGCGGAATTCTTGGAGCCGTCAGTAGATCCGTCCTTTGTGATATATACTACAACGGAATTAGTACCGGCTCTCAGGCTCGTCTTCTGGAATGTGCCAGTACCTGATGAAAGTGCTAAAGGTATGGGAGTTCCATAGTCAGCCATATAGAAGCAGAACGCATCACCAGACACAACCGGAGTGGGCGCATTGAATCCCTGCTGCTTCCATGCCTTTACTGTTATGGTCTCGTTATTAGGCCATTGACCACCATCTGTTGCGACAAGTGTATCCGGAGTAACGTCTATCCAATACCTGGTGTCATCGGAGAACTCCATCTCCTTCACCCAGTAATCGGTATAGTAAGGCGCGTTACCGTAGCTCATGTAGCCACCATCACTCTTCTTGTAGAAATATCCGTCGCTGGACTTAAGAAGAGCCCTTGGAGCTATGTTCGCACAAGCTATAAGACACCTGTACCAGCAATTCTCGAACAAGACGATATCACCAATACCATAATCCTGTCCGGACTGCCAGTGACCACGCATGACGATACCTGTTCCATCAGTAAGGATACCAATTGTCTGCTTATCGATCACCGCATTACTCCTGTTGACAAGAAGCATGTGGATGAAGCTCATACAGGTATTCGGAGGCGTAACGTTTCCAGTAAGCTTGGTGCCCTGACTGTACTCAGTTATCATCTGGTCGAAGGCATAGTATACCTTAACGCCATCAGCAGCCTCAGCCTGTGTAATGGTCATCACGTCGTTATGGATAGCGCCGGTAGCCACATAGGACTTACGGATGCTTGCGGTGAATTGGGATGGGTTGAATCCACCCTCTCTCAGCTTCTTCATGACGTTGACGCTTGGAACGATAGTCCATACAACAGGAGACTCGCCATCCTTACCAGGACGAACCTTGTCCACCTTGATATTCACCAGACGCTCGTATCCACCATTGTCGCTTGTGGTTATAAGCTTGACCTGGATGATGTTGGCATCCTTAGCTCCTGACTTGAATCCGGTAACCGTAAGAATCGCCTCAGTGTTACCGCTACCTCCGATTGCTATGGTGCATGATATATTACCGTCAGAAACGATAGTGGCACTTGCAAGCTTCAGAGGAGTCATACCGCCATATACACGTCCATTAGTGGTATATGTCTGTCCAGATACAGGATTGCCATTAGCGTCACACAGGAAATGTATGTTCTGGTCATCAAACCAAGCAAGTACGCTGTCCTTTCCAGGAGCTCCATCCTTACCATCAGACAACCTTGGAATATACTCCTTATCAACTACAGTACCATCAGGCTTGCAGAGCTTGAACTCAACACCACCATTATTAAAGTAGTCTGGAGTAGAGATCACCAGCCCTGAATAACGTTTTGTTGTCTGGCTTCCAACCAGTATATATCCGAGACCTGAAGCCTGCGTTATGGTCTGCGAGTTTCCGTTCTTGATGACGTATGCATGGATCTCAAGCTGGGAAGGCGTGTATGTTCCAGTGAGTGGATTATGGACAACAGTACCATAGGAAGTCTCCAGCACGTACTTATCCTGGCCGTAAAGCTTTGAGAAATTGAATACCCTGATGTACTCTATCTGATTATAGGTCGCCTTGATGGTAACCTGGGCACGAGTAGCATTATTAGCCATCGATCTGACGGTATACACACCATTCTGATCAAAATCAACCGTACAGCCAACGACATGCTTGGTTCCCCATACGACACCATCAGCGCTTGTGAGCTGCCTTGTGCCATAGAAGAACTGGGCTGTGGTTGTAGGAAGGTCACCCAGAGGATTTCCGTCCTGGTCAGTGATCACAGAGTCAGTATCATTGGTAAGGTTGATGAATACAGGAGTATCACCATCCTGGCCGTCACGTCCATCCTTTCCGTCCTCACCATCGATTCCATCACGTCCGTCACGTATATAGAACTCCCAGTTAAGCAGATCCTCAGGACCACAGATAATGTAACCGCCGTTATTCTGGACTATGTACTTTCCATCCAGCTTGTCGATAAGGAGGTCTCTTGGAGGCGTGTTGATAGTGCCGTCCTGCTTACACATGTACAGAGAATCCTCAAGCTTAACGACATCGCCGTAGTTGTACTCCACACCTGATTTCCAGTTACCACGATGGTTGAAGCTCTTGCCATCCTTTCCATCCTGGCCGTCTGCACCGTCCTCACCGTCCATAACAAGTGGTATGTCCTCAATATCCAGTACCTCGCCGTTAGCATCAGATACAAGTGAGAATACAAGGTGTCTGTCAGTGAATGAGTCGCCCCTGATCACAACCGATACCGGAGAATACTGGGGTTCTGTCTGACCTGAGTAGACTATCTTCGCCAGGTGCTTGTCAGACGTACATTCAAACGGGGCCTCACCGAATCTCTTACAGTATGCCCTTGCTATAATGCTGGCAGGCGCGAAGTTTCCGTTTTTCTGCCTTATGATCACGTTAGAGCTGCACTGGATGTAGAACTTGTCTGCACCATACAGCTTCTTGAATGTGAACACCTTTGAGTACTGTCTTCCACCATAGGCACCGATTATCAATACCTGGGCGTTATCCTTCGTTATGTTGGAGGTCGTTACCACACCATTATTGTCTATGGAAGCGGTACACCCATCCCCAGCACAAGTCCAGGCAATATCCCTATCATCAACCCTCTCCAGGTTGAAGTACATCTCTGCCCTGGTGGTGGGATATGCGTCAGGATCGGTAGTGTCAACGTTTCCATTCGAGTCAACTATGATAGTGTCGGTATCGTTGGTAAGCTGCATGATCACGGCACCCTGGCCATCAATACCATCCATCACCAGCGGAATCTCCTCAAGGTCAACCAGTCTCGGATTAGGAGAATTGTCGAACAGTGAGAAGCTGAGACGGCCATTTGTGAACACTGACATGGAATCAACCCTTACAGTCATTCCTGAGTAATAGGTAGTACCATCCAGCTCAATATGTCCAAGTCCGCTTGCTGCGGTCACCTCACTCATAACGCCCTTCTTCACAACAAAGGCGCGCATTGTGATAGTCTCAGGCTCAAACCTACCAGCACCGTTATTGTAGTTCGGATCATACTGAACAACATCTGCGGAAGGCTGGAGGATATACTTGCTTGCACCATACAGCTTGGTAATGGTAAACTGCTTGGTGTATGTGATGTTTTCGTAGACTGCTATGATGGTGATGATACCCTTGTCTGCGGTCATGTTTGAAGGAACCACAGTACCTGATTCAGGAGCAATCGTAGCCTGGCATCCCACAGCAGTGACACTCCAGGTAATATTGCTTCTGATCTGCCTTGAGCCCTTGTAGAGCTGAGCCTTCGTGGTCGGATACTCATAACCAACCTCGATGACTCCAGTCTCATCGGTCTCAACCGTATCAGTGTCATTGGTAAGGTTAAGGTAGACGGCATCCTCACCGTTCAGGGCTTCCTGGAAGTCAATCAGGAGTCCCCAGTCCTCAGTAAGCTCGTCATTCACGATGAAGTAGCCGCCATCCTTATCCTTAAGATATACGGTCTCTCCGTTCTCATCCTTTCCGGTAAGCAGTCCCTTTGGAGGATTGGCCGTCCTGGTGTTACTGAGATAGAGGGCACCACCAAGGCTTACGATTGACATGGCCGGATATGGTGTCTTCTCTGCTTCCCAGTGTCCCCTGGAAACCATAGAGTCAGCGTATATGACAGCCAGCCAGTTCGGATTGTCATTGGTAGGCTCGTCTCCTATAAGTCCGTGTATTCCATGCTCATCGACAACATCCTCCCTTACGAGAAGCCACATTGATCCGTTATGGGTCACGCGATCCTTATAGAAATACTCAGTGTTTGGATCCCATTCGCCCTGCTCGTAGTAGTCTATGATGTCACGTCCATGAGAGTCCACCTTTGTGATGACTCCAGTATGCATGATGTCGCCATCAATGTAGAACATATACCTGGAAGCCTCAGTAGCCCTTGGATTCGGGTCGCTGGTGGTATCGAAGTTGGCGAGTATAGAGCAGTCGCCATACTGCATTCCGATATTGCTGAACTTGAACTCCCAGTCGTTCTGCCCTCTCAGCATGCGCACATAAGAGGTGGTGGTATAGGTGCTGCTCTGACGGGTTGGGTCAGTGAAGTTGCCGTATACCACGAAATTCATGAACGGATGCGGGTGTAACGATCTTGTCCAGCGTCCACCTACAGGTCTCAGGGCATAGGTAAACACCTTCCTGTAGTAAGGAATGCCGTCAACCATAGTAAGGTCCGTAACGCTGGTGATGCGGAAGTAGGCAGTATAGAATCCGGCAAAAGTACGGTTTCCGAATCCGTCATCTGTAGTGGCAGTCTCGTTAACTCCAGGATTCATGTAGTCATGGAAGATACCCATACAGATATCGTCAACGGCAATATTACCTATCTCACCCTCCTCAAGCTTGAGCACACAGGTTCCAGTACCGTCATCATTGGCCTGCACGGACTCTATGATACCGCCACCTGGAGACCTCCACGTATCAGTAGCCATCAGCTGGACACGGTTGTATCGCAGCTCAGGAACCTCCAGGAAACGTCTGACAACAAGGCTCTCGAACTCACCGTTACCCATGCCGTCAACCATAGCGCCACTACCGGTAATACCAGCCTGGTAGTTACCGATCTTGAAGCCCTTCATGAACTCAGCTATGCCTACGGTCTTAAAGCCTGAGAGGAACGTGAGGAAACCAAGCACCTCGTCATCCTGTATCTTTGATATGTAGGCATCAGAACCGCTGTCACGGAAGAGTCCCTGGAGATCTGATTTTGTAAGGTAGTCTGCAAGTGCGTCCCTGAGGTGTGAGATGTCGATCTGGTAGTCTGACTCACCAGCCATCTTAGCCCAGATGGTTGCAGCGACATCATTACCGCCTATGGACGAACCGCCTTCAGAAGATCCCGGAAGACTCCACTCACCAGCCTCAGCGGACTGGATGGCAGAGATAACGACAAGGTTTGATAGGGTCTTGAATGGAACCCTGTATTTCTTGTTAGTGTTGGCATCGATGAAAAGAACATAGTCATTCGGTCCTACCGCATTCCTATCTTCCTCTCCGTCCACAGCCTTTCCAACAGCGTCGGCAATATACCATGCGCCCTGCCTCATCTTCTCCAGCGCGTCATTTCCAGCACTGGTGAATGAAGGACTGCCGCTTGCACCGCTTACGCTTACATAGTGGCCGAAAACATCAGCCTCGATCAGCGTTTCAAGGGTGCTGTCGAGAAAAGTCTTGTATATGCGTTCGCTGATAGAACCTTGCTTGAACTCGCCTTTTGCCATTATTTCGCTATCATTACTTTCTTAGACATCATCTTCGGAAGCTCGGCTGCAAGGGCTCCAATCTGTGGCCCGAACAGAAGCGGCTGAGGCCCTATCTGAGTTGCCGTCGTAGTGGTTGCCAGGTAGTTGAACAGCTTCGTGAGGATCGTATTGAGCTCAGTGAACAGGACTGCATTATCCTGTGCCTGGCCTATCGTCACATTGCCTCCGCTGTTTACTGATATCTGGGCGCTGTCACTGCCGCCAATCTTAACCGACTGTCCTTTATTATCAATAGTCAGCTCAGTTCCATTGGCGTTTATCTCCACCTTCCCAGAGCCGTCTAAAGTAATGGTAAGATTCTCTCCTATCTGTAATGTTCGCTTGGTGTTCTCTGTAATTATGGAAGTCTTCTCTCCCACCCTCTCCGTGATGCCGTCCTTGGTGACCGTCCTGGAAACCGTGCCGTCCTGTACCTTGTCAGGCTCGTCACCTTCCTTGTCATGCTCGGTCACCAGCTCGCAAATCGTATCCTTGTCATAGAAGGTGTGCGCTGAGCTTCCAGTCTGCTCCAAGTTATCGAAGTCCTTGTCATCATCCTTGTCCTCCTCGAACTCCTTCGTCTCTGAAACGCCTATGGAGACCTTCTGGTGCGACTGGATCTGGATAACGTCAACATGGGAGAATGCTATGACGTACTCCTCCTGGGTGGACGGATCCTGGACTATCACAACCTCAGAATACATCTGCGGAACAAGGAGATAGCCGGACTTGTTGTTCTGGATGGCTGATATGCGTACATGCTCATGGAGACCCACAGCTACGGCGCCGCTCTCGGAGAAGTCATCGTACTTTCCGAACTCCTGGACATCAATCGTACCTTCCCACTCGTCACCCTCAGGATAGACGTTACATACGTATCCGGATATCCTTCCAGTGTAAAGCGGTCTTCCGTGCCTGTCTGTAAGCCCTTTCTTCGCAATCGTCTGGATGGCCTGCGCAAAGCTGTTGGCAGCACCCATCATATCACCCTCTTTCATATTACTTGATTACCTTGAAGTTCTCGAAATTCTTGATCTTGTACGCCAGCCCTATCTCCTGACGGTAACCCTGGACACCGAACCTCGTGTTGACCTCATCTATCAGGTAGAAGCCCATCCTTGCAGGCTGTCTGAGGTCCACGAAAGCGATGATGCTGGTAGGAACGATGTCACGGCCTCCGAAGATGGTAAGCTTTCCAGACACACCGCTTGGGTTGTAGTTCTCAAGGTACTGGATGGCCTCCTTCTTGAGGTCTTCCTGAGATATGCCTGGAGTTGGTGAAACGTACGGTATCCTGGTGTAGCTCTTAAGGTCAGTGACCTTATTCACAACCCTTGGACTACCCTTCGGACGCTTAAGCTTCCTCTCAGATGTCCAGTCCTTGTCATTGATAAAGTCGTACTTATTGCTCACGTCCTTTCCATCCCAGTCCGGGTTGATCCTGACTGTCACGCTGCAGTGGGAAAGCTTGCCCTTCTCCTTCTTCCAGCCCTTAGCATCGACTACAATGAATTTCTTTGCCACCTTCATGACTGAAAGGTTATCCTCAGCAACATCCCAGTCTGAATATATGGCAACAGCTCCTTCACCATCAGGCTTGTACATAATCGAATCTGCAGTATCAGTTGATGTTGTAGATATATAGGTACGGCCAATTGAGAGCTTATAGATACCATTCTCATCACGTCTCATGAAGCTTGCAAGTCCACATTTAGACCATTCAGCAAGTACATCATATACAGTAAGGTGATGGGTAAGGTTCACTTGTCCGATATTGATTTCTGCCTTAAGCACGTCTGGATGAAGCTCAATTCCAGTTCCTTCCAGCAGGTTTCCTATGCTACTATCGGCATTGTCTCCAAAGAAGTCAGCAACCTTCTTATTGCCTTTCGATACAACGTCCGGGCAGCTTATGGTCTTGAACACGTATGCCAGATCCTCACACTTAAGCTCTATAGGCATTGTAGGTGAAACACCGGTAATGTAGCCTGAGAATACCAGGTTAAGACACTTGTGATTCTCCTTCTCAGCTATCTTGTTAGCTACCTTATCATCATTTGTATAGCCACAGCGTATCTCAATCCTGTCGCCTATATCAAACATACTTGGAGTAGCTGGTTTGCCTTCTGATGTGGTTGTCTCGATCACCAGACTTTCCATGGAGTAATCCGGAAGCACGGTCATTCCGTCAACCTCATTCGAATCAGAACTCTTGTCCTCTCCAGACCCAACTGGTGACACCTTATTCAGGTCTGTACTTACCTGATCGTCCTGAGTTTCGGTATTCTGATTGGCAGACACCGTTGTTATGACTTTCTTGATGATCGTTCCTTTTGGTATAACCACAGAGGCCGTACTGATGACATTCTTGAACGATGAGTTTACAGTAATAGACTCGACCTCATTCAGCACTATCTTACATTCCTTGATAGACGGCACTTTCTGAAGGTTTTTCTTATCAGGTTCCCAGATCTTAATCTGGCAGATAAGAATGTCTGGATCCTGGTCGATTCTCGCATTCTTGTGGTCATCATCCTTATCCCATCCAGGTCTTTCCGAACCTAAATGGGGATCCTTAGGGTTATATTTTGGTGTATCGAACAGTCCCATTATATCTTACCAATTAAACTGTTAATACCATTGTCAATAGCCTTACCAGCCGTATCCATAGCACCGTTCTTGAGTCCTTCCAGCTTGTCATCCAAGAACTTAGCCCATTTGCCTTTCTTGGTCTCTTCCTCCTGGATGCGGTAGTCAAGGATATTGATGGTATCAGCTTCAACCTGGGTCTCCTTGTCAGGCATAACGCCAACTGCTGAGAAAGTGTAGTCCTGCTCATTATCGCCGAACCCCTGTCTTGGGTTAAGATTCCAGCTGGTGACAACGAACTTGTTAATACCAAGAAGGCTCAGTATATAATGATTACAGTAGACAACGCCTTTGAAGTTCATGATCTGGATGAATTTCTTCACCTCATCCTCAGGGTACACACCTGGAACTCCAGAACACATATTACCGGTAACGGAGAACTTGACATCACCATTACTTACGATTTCCTTTCTTGAATAATCGCGTCCCTGTACATTTGTGAGGATGATGTTGCGATCTGAATTGATACTTGGAATACCAACTGGATCGAACCATACCAGCATATTGGTAGACGTTGGGATCGTAACTGTATCTCCATTTATCGTCTTGGCCTTACTGAAAGTTGAGACCTCGCCATTCCTGCCATATTTCTTAGCAGTATAGCTTATTGACTTATCCAGCTTGATTCCCATGATGAAGGCTTCCGGACAATACTCACCGTAATTATTGATGGCTGGGATATAACCACCACTTACCTCAAGCATGCCGTAATGCTTCTCACGGATTGTATTCGTATAGTTCTCGATAAGACTATTCCAGTTAGATTTTGTCTGGTCGCCCTTATACAGCAATCCGCTCTTCTTATCACGCTTAGCGCCATTTAAAAGGTTACCCAGCTGCTCCATAGCATAGTCCTTAGCATACTGGGCAGACGCACGGATAATTGGGGCTGCATGTACTGAAAGGAAGGTTGCCTCTGACCTATAGTTATAATAGTATTTCAGCTCTCCACCCTGCTTGTTGCCGCCACCCAGGATACCCTGAAGGAAGTTGTTACCCATGCTCATGGCACTGGCAACAACCCCATTCGTTATGTTATATCCAAGAGTTCCTATTGCATTTATTACGCTCATATATAGTGTCTTTTAATTATCCCATTTCCTGTGTGTCTCCGTTTGCGCTTCCTAATGCGCTCAACTGTGAAGCTGCAGTCGCCGCAAGCTGGGCTGCTGCCTGAGATACAACGAACTCCAGGTTACGTGCCACCTCCTGCTGATCCATAGTCTTGAATTCAGTCTTGTCGAAATTGATAAGGTTCTGGATGGAGAAGTTTACCTGAGTAGGACGTGCTGCTGAACGCTGATAGTTGTTTGCGTATCCAGACTGATCCGTTGTATATTCACCAGGCTTTGGAACATGATTACCGCCATTTTTCTTGTTAGGATCAGTAATTTCGTTCATTTTGCTGGATGGGTTGTCAATCTTGGTCGCCTTATCCATCTTCTGCTTCATCTCAGAAACCTTGTCAACAGGACTGATCCAGGGAGCAGCTTTCTCATCACTACCCCACTCGAACAGCTTTCCTTGCCCAGCCTTAAGAGGAACAGGCTTATATGGAACTGGAGCTCCGGCCTGGTCAGGTGTCATCTCAATCTTATGGAACTTGTCACCAACGGCATCTCTCAGGTAGCCCTCCACATCGATATTGTAGTACTGCTTCATGAACTCGTTGAATCCGAGATTCTTGATGGTGTTGAGCTGATCGATGGTTGACTGAATCTTGTCTATGATATCAGACATTCCAGGTATATTGTTCAGCGAATTGCTGATATCCTGGAGCATCATTATACGTGCATTCAGAGATCCATTGAACGCTACACCAAGCTCCCTGAGTTTATCCGAAAGCTTATCGAACTGAGGAACTCCATTCTTGAAATCAAGTGAATGAATTGTGCCATCGATATTAATACCGACAGAAGACAATATATCATCCATGTTCTTGAACCAAGCATCCAGTCCCATATTCCCAAGCCCAGCATGTTCCTTGATAGCCATGAGCTGACGGACATACTTGTTCTCAGGATTATTAACCAGGTCATTGAGTACGGCAAGACCAGCATCCCAATACTGCTTGAAGCGCATTGGAGATGAATTGGCCATCTGATCGAATGAGGCGTTTCCAGCATCCATTGTGGCTGTCTGGAGTCCAATCTGCTCAAAGTTACTGATAAGACCACGAGCCTTACTCATGGCATTCTTCATGGCATTCGGATCTTTCGAGAATGCAGCTGAAGAAAGCAGGCTCAATATCTGCTGGCGTACCTTTGAAACACGGTCTGAAGTTCCACCCTCACGAATGATACTGGAGATTGCAGAAACTTTTCTGTATGTCTCGGAATTATCCTCATCCAGCAGACCAAGATGTGGCTTAAGTATACCACCAAGTATACTGTCGTTCTTGATCGGATTGATGTATGTATTCCAAAATGCGCTTCTCTTGGTGTCTGCAGATGTAGTCCAACCAAAGTCAGTTGTCAGAAGTCCAGAAGCCTCAAGTGCCCTTAATGTAGGAACAGCAATCTTTCTGACAGGCCTTCTGCTTGTTATTCCAGCAAGCCTATCCTTGATACTGAGGCTGCTCGGACCAATGTATCCAGGTATATTCTGGCGCACAGAGCTCTCGAACGTGTCAAAATACCTCTTATCAAAGCCATTCTTTGAAAGCTCATAAAGCTTAGGCTGCATGGCCTTACGTGTCTTCTCCTGTGCCTTATCAACCTTATCCCTGTCACTCATGATCTTCTTGATGGCAAGCGTAGTTCCAGCAATTGTCATGAGACTGATTCCGATAGGACTGAATATAGACCCTATAATGGTTCCAAGTCCTGATAATCCAGCAGATGCAACACCACTAAATGACAATGCGCCAGCTGACCTTGCAGCCGTAAATGCGTTTCCGAATGTCCTTCCAGTAAAAGCACCTAAACCATATCTACCTATATATCTTGAAGCAACAGCACCACTGGCGAATCCAGCAAGTTTTCCTGCAGCACCAGTAGCTCCCGCAACTCCTGCAGCACCAGACACACCAAGGAAAGTTCCAGCATTCCTGAGAACACGGAACAGACCGATGAACGGATTAAGAAGCATACCGATCTGGCTCAGGGCGAACTGGATGACCATAAATGCTCTTACGGCACCTGGGAATGTGTTATATACATCCATCCAAATCTTAGCAACAGTACCGAATGCACCACCCATAGTCTTTACGAGCTCCATGACATTCTCAAGGTTCTGTACTGCCTGTGGTGTCCTCAGATAATCCCTGATACTAATAAGCATGTCCTTCAGCTTACCCTGGAATTTCTCGAACATGACAACGTTATCCTCAGTGAACGCTGAAGTAACCTGAGCCCACAGACCCTTGACGGTATTCTGTTTCTCAGCAGACAATCTTGAAGAAAGTCCGGCGTCACGGTTGAGGAGCATATCCTGTCTTGCAGAATTCAGAAGATCCAGGTTTCTGATGATCTGTACAGTACCGGCCATTGAGGTGGTACGGAACAGATTTGAAACAATCTCCATCAGCTGGGCATCAGAAGCCTTTGATCTGAGCTCTGTCAGTACCTCAACGATATTACGCGGGCTCTTGTCTGCATTATACCTGGAGATTCCCAGCTTATCCCAGAGTTCCTTCTGCCTCTTGTTAGGCTTGATGATGTTCTGCATTGCCATACGCAGCGTAGTGCCAGCCATAGAAGACTGGATACCTGCATTACCCATGACGCCGATCATCGCCAGCGTATCCTCAATACCAAGACCTGCAGCACTGGCAACAGGAGCTGCGTACTGCATAGCCTCAGCCGTCATCATCATGTCTGTGTTGAATCTGGTGAATGTCGTAGTGAGGTGGTCAGCAAGCCTACGCATACTTTGAGCATCCTTACCAAGCTTGAAGGCAGTCTGGATATTCGTTATCTTGTCAGCCGTAGTCTCAAGGTCATTGTCACCGATAAGGGCCACGTCTGCGATAGGACGGATGGAACGGTTGATCTGATCTACGGAGAGACCTGCCATAGCCATGAACCTTGCAGCTCCAGCAACCTCAGGCGCCGTGAACTTGGTGTCCATACCTACCTGACGGATGTTCTTCTCCATAGCCCTGAAGTTCTCAGGAGTATATCCGGTATAGCGTTTGTTGGCCTCCAGGATCGCCTTTACGGACATCATAGTATTCTGGTAATCGACTGCCTGGCTCATGGCATCTCCTATGAGTCCGAAAGCAGCTCCGATACCCATCATACCAACCATACCCTTAGCCATGCTTACGAAGGCTGGGGTCTGTACTCCGAATGAGGTGTTACCTACCAGAGGATAGGCAGAAGAACGCATCATCTGTTTGCGCGTACCCTGCATTCCACGTCTTGCGCGAGGTGGAGTCCTTCCTGCTGTAGGCTGGGTTGATGTGGTTCCCGTTGTCTGGGCTGCACCCTGGGTTGTGGTAGTGCCTCCAGCAGAAACACGTCCGGAAGTAAACGTAGCACCAGCAGTAGCGGTCAGGTTGATCACCTGGTTCCTTACACGGTTGATGCTGTTTATGAATCTGTTGAGTGTCGCCCTTGCAGCGCTGGCATCAAGTCTCAGCTGTATCTTAGGTATGCCCTTAGTGATCTGCTGTACGACCTTCTCCTTCTCCTTGGCATTAGCACCAAGTGAAGGTTTGAGCATGACTGGGATCTGGGCGCCCTTAAGACCTGATATCTGCTTGAGTATTGCATTCTTATCAAAGGAGAGCTTGGTCTGGATTCCAGCGCCCTTACCTTTCTTACCAGTCTGCAGGAAGCTTCCAGTGGCAACCTCATTCAGCGATGTCTTGAGTCCGGTAATCCCGCTCTGGATATCACTGATATAGCCCTTGAAGGTCTTTGCAGCACCAGCACCCTTAACCCTTACGGATATATTGGCCTTAGCCTGCAATTCAGCAAGCTTCTCATTAAGCAGCTGGAGTTTGGCTGTCGCATCCTCGATCCTGAGGTTTACGGTATAGTTGATCGTCCTCGGCTTTCCTTTCTGGTCTGCTATGATCTTGCTCATGGACCGGACCATCTTACGGGTAGCGGCAACCTTCTTGTCCATGTCCTCAGCACTCATGAGGAGTGGAGAGGCAGCTACAGAAGCGCTCTGGGCTACACCATATTTAGCCTTGTTATCACTCAACGCCTTTTCAAGGGCAGCCTTCTTTGTACCAAGGATACCAGTAGCCGACGTAACATTCTGCTTAAAGGTCTCAACCGCCTTATTAAGACGATCACCATAGGCGGTCATCCAGGTCTTGTCATTCGTGAACTTGGATATCGCCTTTCTCTCGTCATCAGTAAACGTCTTAAGAGCTGCAGCACTGAGCTTAGCCTTATTACCAGTACCGACCTTCGCATTGGCAAAGCGTTGGTAGAGGTTGGACATGCTCGTGAGCGAGGATTGGGCATTCTTTACGTCCTGGTTGAGCTTTCTTATCTCTGAGGCAGAACTCTTGGCACCGTTCTTCACGGTATCCATAGCCCTTCCGCTCATGAACATACCATTATTGAGGTTGTCGATATTTCTCTGCATAGACTTGAGATCACCGGCGAACATACTGCCTATGGTCTTGTGTGCCTCAGCGAAAGTCCTTACAAGCTGGGTCTGGAAAGCCTGCATCTGAGCAATAGGCCCAGACATGTCAAGCTGCTTTCCAAGGTTCTTGCCAATAGTCTTTGCAGATTTCAGTATTCTGTCAGCAGCCGTACTTGTCTGTCTAATAGAAGCTCCATAGTTGTTCTGGAATGCAGACATCATGGAGGTAAGCTGGGTAAGCTGGGCAGAGGCCTGGCTTATGTCAGCTGCTACTACATATTCGACAACATATTGTTTTGTTCCGTCAGCCATAATTACACTTTATTGTAAATAGCCTTTACAAAAAACCATCAGTATCAAAAACAGGCGTAACCTCCCGGCCACGCCTGAAAACGATTTTGAATTATGTTTAATGAAAAAAGTTATTGAGTTACCTCTTCCTGGAGAATTATGCTCTCAGTATGATCGGCAGGCTTTATCTCAACCTCGACCTTAAGTGAATCGCCATGAACGAGATCCTGGTCAGTAGGAACCGATATCCTCCTGGAATCAAGCTGGGCAGAACCGGTAAGTCCCCAGCCTATTCCCATGTATGCATCGATCTGCCTGTAAATCTCATTGGAGATGTATGTGGCAGCACTGAGAGATATGTTTCCGTTTGAAGGATTCAGGATATGCGGAGCATTAACCTGTGAAAGAAGGGTGCCCCTTACGATCCTGTGAACCTTATTGATTGTACGGCATCTCATGAGGTTGCTGAAGTCCCTCTTTCCCAGCGTTATGTCACTGGAGAAGAAGGTCTCGCCATCAAAACCGTCCTTGTCAACCAGCATGATATAGCCCTTGTTGTGGAGCTCGTTACGCCTGATGTAGTTGATCTTTGAGATTGGGGTATTGTCATCACCGAATCCCAGCTCTGCCTCAGGAATGATGTCCTTCAGCGAGTAGTTGTAGTTGTCGTTCATGTGATACTCAACCGGACAGATTGTAAGCACACCAAGGGCGGCGCCTATACAGCCAACCGGAGTCTCGCTTACGTTCTTGAGCTGCATCGACCTTACCTCATCACTCTTCTCCTGACCAAGAAGAATGGATAGTCCTGGGATGTCGAAGTTCCTTACTGACGGAAGATTCCTGTATCCGAAAGCATGGTTATCAGGAATGATCCCAGCTGTCAGTCTACCGTCATCAGCGCTATCAGTCAGACGGCTTCCTTCCTGGTCCGTAATGTATACCGTAGTGTTGACAAGCCTCGTTGCTGCAGGGCATGCACAGAGAAGGACGTTGAACGGGATGTCCAGGTCATACTCCTCAGACTGCTGGAACTCACTGCGGAAAGAGAAAAGGTCATGGTAAAGCTGTGTAAGCAGAGGAGACACCAGTTCCTCGCCCTCAGTCTCGAATATCCGTCTCTCAGTCCATAGCCCGAACTGGAACACCTTCTTTCCTACGGCCTGCATGATATGATTGAACACCTGGAATCCGCTTCCACAGTTGGCGAACACCACATATATATAATGTTCCTGGGAGTCCTTCTCAGCTAACGTGAAGAAATGCTTGAGATGGTAGTACGGCACGCCATTCATGATACCGTTCTCAGTAATACCAGAAGCAACGACATCATCCATGCTTCCCAGTACCTGAATCTGGTTGTTCCCGTAGTTCTGGAGAGCAAGCGGATAGCCGTTGAACACATATCCGCGCTGTGATGTGTCGAACACCAGCCCGCACACCGACTCATTGAATATACCCTCCACCTTGGAACTCTTGGAGGCATCCACCGTAAACCTGTTGATTCCAGCCATTTTAATCGCTTTCTTATAAATAGAAGAAACGACCCACCCAAATTTAATCGGGTGGGCCTTTCTTTGAATTTCACTGCCGTCCTGGAGGCTTGCTGTTGTCCGGTTTCCCTCCAAGCATCCCTAACGCATTTGTCTGCTGTATCATCAGCATCTGGCTATGCATCCATTGTGCATTCTCGCTCCAGAAGGCGAATCCCCACTCGTCAAGGTCATCGATGGCTATGTGAGGGAAGTAGTGCGATATAAGGATGTACCGGTGCCTGAAGTTGAATTCCTTACCGTCTCCAACCTTCAGGCTTTCGATAAATTTACTATCTTGGCAGTACGTGATGAAATCAGCACTGAGAGCTGCGGCATGAGTCCGAGGAGGAACAGCTCGTCATCCTCCAGAAGCTCGCGGTCACCGTCAAGGAAGCAGTCCTTAGCCAGGTTCTGCTGGGATACGATGCTGTTCGCGCTGTTGGTCATCATGAACTTGGAGAACGCCTTCATGTCCGGAGTGCGCATGTAGGCGATGTAGTAAGGCTTCTCGCCCAGATCCTCATTGCCCTCTACCACGATTGGGATGATGCGCTTCACCTTTGGATGCGAAGCCTTAATCTCCTTACACTTTGCCTGGATGAGCTCTTCGACCTCCTGAGGCAACATTAACTCTTTCTCTTCCATATTTTACTAATTTAAAACGGTTTGATGTTTGTCGTACATGATAAAATAGGAACACCCAGCCGTACCTTGTTAATTAAATGACATAAAAAATAGGAGCACCCAGTACAGGATGCTCCCGATTTACACCAAACATAAACCTAATTAGTTGCCTGCATAGAGCTCGGCAGAACGGTCTGTCTGAGCAGAGGAATCAGTGTAGATACGGAACGGATGCAGGTCGTACTGCTTCGTGATGTTCGTATCGTTCTGGTTTGCCTCCATTCCGTCCTCGGAGAAATAGCAGCCAGCAAGTGTGGCTGTCTCCTCAGGCGTATTCTGCATGATGTCGCTCTGCCAGCTGATGATGAGGTCGAACTCACCGAGAGACATCAGGGTCTTACCAGTGTTGCTGTCCAGATTGCGCAGAAGGATCATGGTCGCAACGTCAAGGGTGATGTTGGCGGTATACTCAACATTGCCGAAACCGCGTGAACGGGGCTGGCCACCGAGACCGTAGTTGTTCTCACTCGTACGGTTGGCGTTCCAGTTGATTGACTGGCAGTTGATGAATATATCCTCACCCAGAGCAGGAGCCTGAAGGTCGATCATGCTCCAGCTGCATGCTACGTGATTGATAAGTGCCATATTCTATTCCTTTTTAATTGTTGTTACGCAGTTGTGCTGGTGACGAAGTGCTCTGTCACGTTGATCACGGTTGTCATACCTACAGGCACGATACCGAAATCGATCAGGAGCTCATCGTTCTTCAGAACGTTCTGGTTAGGATCGATTGTCACTACACGTCCGCTGATCTGGGCAGTGTTGGTTCCTGGGTTAACCATTCCGTTATCCAGGGCGCTGGTGATCAGGTTCTTGAAGGTAGTGATCTGAGCAGCAGAGAGGAGACCTGTAGAGGCGTTGACCTGTACAGGAGCGTTCACGTAAGGCAGCAGGGCCATACGAACCAGACGGCGAGCCTTAGCCATTGTACGGCAGCGGCTGATGCTCTTGAAGTCACCGGAGCTCATCGTAGCGTCGTTGGAGAAGAAGATACCATTCTCGAACTGATCGTAGTCAGTGAGCATGATGTAGCCCTTCGAAACGAACTGTACGTTGCGCTTGGTGTAGCTCAGAGTATCGATTGCGGTGAAGCTTGCATCAGCAGCCCATGCAAGGGTATTGCCTGAGCCAGTTGTTGTCAGCTTACCGAATCCCATCTCAGCAGCCTGGCATGCACCGAAAAGGTTGTAGTTGTTCACGTAACCGATAGAGTGCTGTACGGGAGCCACAGCGAGGACACCCATTGCCATACCGATGTTACCTACAGGACAGAAGCCAGTGTTCTGGATCTGCATCTCGTGAACCTTGTCGGAGCTCTCCTGTCCCAGTACGATTGAAACGTACGGGAACGTGGCGATAATGTTAGGAAGCTTGGTAAGGTCGATCTGAACGATAGGATTCTCACCGTTGGTGATGTATCCTGGGTTGGCGTTCAGGACGATTGATACCTGGGCGTTACCATCGAAGTTGACGTAGGTCTCACCCTGCTTCTTGATGCGTCCACCAAGCTTCTCGGCGATTGTCTGGATGCCTGATACCCAGGTAGCCAGGTCATAGCCATCATTGGTCTTGGTGAACAGCTCCTTCTCAGTCCATACACCGATCTGGAAGCACAGACCCTTGGCAGCAACCTGCAAGTCCTCAATTGCATCGAAGTTTGCCGAACAGTCGGCGAACATAACAAAGAGGCGCTGGCCGTTACCTGCAAGGGCAAAGAATTTCTCGATATGGTAGTAGGCCACACCATTCAGCAGGCCGCCCTCCTCAATACCCAGCTCAACAGCGTCATCCAGTGAGTTGAGCTCAACTACCTGACGGTTGCCGAAATTGGTATTGGCGGTAGCGTATCCGTTGAACGGATTGGTACGCAGACCGATATCGAACAAAAGACCACCGATGTTCTCGGAAGGTACGGTGTTGGAGGCTGTAAAGCCATCAACATTTGTCATAAAGACACCACCATGTTTTGCCATATTGTCCTTGATTTAATTATTTGAAATACTTGTTCTTATAGAGCTTCGCCTTTCCACGAATATGCTCTGGTGTGCCTACCGTGAACGCGCCTCCCTTAGAGTCGATGTAGAGTTCCTTGTACTGGGGATACAGCTTCAGGATAGCGTCTGCCTGCTTGTCCTCCTCAGTCTCAGCTTTCGCTGGCTTTCTGGCTGCGGGCTTCTGCTCGTCCTTCTTCTCTTCCTTAACAGGCTCCTCCTCTTCGGGTTTCTGCTCCTGTCCGTCTGCCTTGGCGTTTTCGGCTGGGATTTCGGCTGCGGGCTTCTGCTCGTCCTTCTTCTCTTCCAGCTTCTCGTCTTTATTTGTGCGTGACATAATCTTTTTCTGTTTGGTTATTAAAAAAGCGGAGGAGAGCGCGTCCCCTCCGCTATCGTTCTTACGTCTTATGCAGGTTAAGAAACTACCTTCTGATAGTAGGTCTTACCACCTGCAGGAGTCGTATCGGTTGTCAGAGTGTAGACATAGCTGCCCTCCGAGCCGCTGCGCTCGTACCAGCCTTCCTCCTTAGGATTCTTGCCAGTAGTGCTGCTTACTGCACTGTAAGATACAGTAGCGCTCGATACGTAAGGAGTCCAGATAACGATCTCACCAGGACGGACGATGTTCACGTCAACCTTGAGCAACATCTTGAAGAAGTAGAGCTCGCTGTTGGCCTGGAGCTTGTCGATCTGGAGAACGTTCTCGTCAGAAGCATAGTCAACCGCCATCCAGAGGTTGGAGTCCATACCGTTGGTGAATACACCGGCCACGATGGTATCCTTTGGAAGAGCGTTCAGCGTGATGATGCGCTTGCCCTTGAAGCGATACTGGTTCATCTCGGTGTTGTCGGTATACTTAACGGTCTTGTCCGTCAGGTACTGGTCATAGAGATCCCAGCTGTTCTGGTCCATGATGAAGACGAAGCTTGCCTTCTTGCGGATCTTGGTAGGAGTCTTGCGCCACATACCACGAAGGGCAGCCTCAACATCGGCACCTGTGCTGAATGCAGTAGTACCTGCGATGATGGCCTTCTTGGGATCCTTGTCGCCGTCCAGACCGATGTTGTTGTCGAGGATGCGCTTGATGGCACCATCGAAGTATTTCATCGGGCCAGCCTCAACCTCACCACCAACGTCCTCATAATCGTCACCAACAGGAGTAGTGATCTTAGATGCAGAAGCACCGCCCTTCACTGACATCCAGATAGAGTAGTCGATGTACTCGTTCTTGTTCTCCATGAGCAGGCGAACCATAGTTGCCTGGATCTTCGGGTCAAGAGTACGGAACACGAGGTTTCCATCGGGCTGGAACCACTTGTAGTACTTTTCGAAGTCACGGGGATTGAACTCGAAGTAAACCATGAAGTCCTGAGGCTCCAGGTAACGCTCCGTGAACTTGTACTTACCAGTGTCGTTGCCGCTCTGGTCAGAACTTGGTGTTGCGACATGATCCTGGATGATCTTACCCAACTGCACGAGTGGCAGCGTGTATTTCATCTGGACACCTGTCTTGATGTGGATGAGTCCTTCCTTGTAGGTCTCATTCTCTGATGCGGTATAGACGAGCAAATCCTCCAGGAACTCGCCAGAATACTGGTTGTCCTTGAACTGGAAAGCACCAGCACCACGTACATTGTCAATCTTTGCCATATTTCCTTAACTTTTTAAAATTATTGATTCGCGTTCCTTATTTCAGGTCATCGAGTGTGCGGAACTTGAAGCTCTCGCCTACCACCTCGTCAACCTTAGCCTGGATCTCCTGCTCCTTGGTCAAAGCAGCCTTGGCAGCCTCTTCCTGGTTCTTGGGATCATCGGCAATCTTCTTGGAGATCTGGTCGCGTGCTGGGATTGACTCCAGTGAGTTCTTAACCATCTCGAAGTTCTGCTTTGCCATAGCAACCCAGTTCTCCTTCGACTCGGCTGTGATCTTACCGGCCTCAACTGCCTCGTCAACCATAGCGTTGATAGATTCAAGACGCTGCTCCTCCTCCTTGTCCTTGTAAGACTGGAGTTCGCTCTTCGTCTCATCGAGAGTCTTCTGAAGAGAAGCGTTGGTGGCCTTCTCAGCCTCCAGCTTGATCTTCATCTCGCTCAGTTCATTCTTAACTGTTACCAGTTCATCGCTTGCCTTCTTCAGGTCATTCTTGCTCTGGTTGAGCTGGAGAATGGCATCAGAAACCTTCTCAAGCGAAACCTCACCCTGGATTCCCAGCTGTGAAGCGACTACTTTCAGTTCTTCCATATTACTTTTATTTGTTTGTGAATTAATATTGCCTTCGATTTTCGGCTCTTTCTCTGAAATAGCCGCATTTTCCGGGCTTTGGTAATTTTCCTTGACTACCAGGCTCATGACCGCCTGGATGGAATCCTTGTCGGTGTTGCCCTTCAGAGCAGCAGCGATACGGTTCCTGGTGACCTGAGGAGTCTCAATCACATGGTCAGCTGGGATGAACCCCTGAGCGACTGCATCGGAAGCAGTGAGGAAAGTGCCGTCACATCCTTCCTTGCCGTCCATGATCTCGCGTACCTTATCCTCAGAGAACCCGAAGCGCTTGCTGTAGACAGTAATTAGCTGCTTCTGGAAAGCCTCTATTATCTGCTTGTTGTTCGGGTCTTCCATATCGTCGTTCATCCAGGGGTTGTGGATCATGAGCAGAGAGTAGTCGTTCATGTATAGCTTCTGTCCTGCAGCCCAGATCACGGAACCCATAGAAGCTGCGATTCCTGCGACATAGGTACTGGTCGGATACTTGCAGTTGAGGATCTTGGAGAACACCTTCATACCCTCAACGATAGTGCCGCCTACAGAGTTAACGTAGATGCGGATCTCTGATGGCTGGATGTAGTCCTCGATGAACTGCATCTCATCAACGAAGCGGTCACAGCTCCACCACTCAACGTCATCAAAGAACAGGATCTCAGCAGGTTTGCCCTTCTCAAGGGTGCCTCTGATAAGCTTTAAGTCTTTCTTTTCCATCGTCTGTATGCTTTCTTGTAAATAGTGATTCAAAAGATTCGATGTTATACCTGGGTGTTGACAGGCATCAGGTAGTCCCAGTCATCGGATACGCCGCTGTTAACAATCGCATAGCCGTTATCAGATCCTGTCTGCATCACCAGACGGGCGCCGTTCACATCGGTAAGGACACCCACTGGAGTGTTGGACGTCTCCTTATTAGATACGTATACTCCAGCGTTGATCGTAACGACTGAGTTCTTGGCGTATGAGGTGGTCCGTCCTGCATACCTACCCTGCGGAGAGAGCCGCATGCTGTCAACCTCAGTCTTGGAATACACCTCGGACTTTGCGTACACCTCCGTTTTGTTGTATACCTCAGACTTTGCGTAAGTCTCGGATTTGGTGTACACCTGGGATTTCGTGTAGGCATCAACGGTATAGTCGGCGATCTTCCAGACTCCGGTAATGGTAGAGGCATCGGCACTGTTGATATATGATGAAGCCGATTCGTCAGCATCATATATCAGCTCTATCACTGCGCCAACCTCAAACCTCGTACCTATGGCAGTGCTCTTGTTTACGCAGACTGGATGCTCTCCAAGTCCGTTGATGTTAAGCACAGTGCCGTATGTCTCATTGCCTGCTACCGGAACCTTTACCTGAACCTTGAGTCCTGTATAGAGGCTGTCGATACCTGGGTACTTTCCAGTCCACCTTGAAGCATAATACGGGCTGGAAGTGACGGCTGCAGTCCCGGTGACTGTTCCTGTATGCGATGTCTCGCCATCCAGTCCGTCAACTATTCCGAGTATGTTCCAGTGAGAGCCGTCATACTCCAGTAGCATAACGTCATTGGCAGATATCCTACCTGACTCCAAAGGATCACCGTCAATGTAGATGTCCTTTGCAGTCGTTGAGTTCACGCTGAGAGTAGCCCCCTCTGCAGATATGGCATTTGCCGTATGGACAACCACCATAGCTCCGGATGCAAGTGTGAAAGTCCCATCTACGGTAACAGTCCTGCCCTTTGTGGAAGCTCCATTGTTACTCCATCCACGCGGAACAAGCCTGTTAGCCAGCATGGTCTTCACCACTGCGTCAATATGCGATCCTAAGTATTTCGAAATATACATAGTCGTATGTTATTTAATTATTCTCTTACGTTGAATATCTGTCCGTCTGCAAGGATGAAATAGTTGCCTTCCCTGTCCATGAAATTCGGGCCTCCGGCCTGTTCTGTGGCAATCAATATTCTCCTTCTCATACCATACCTCCTTTCCGACTATACACCCCTGACATAGATGGTGCCAGCGATGTTAGAATAATTGGCTTCTGCATAGCCTCCAGCAGGGACAGTAAGGACAATATCGCCACCAGTAGGTGTCCTGTAGGCCTGAGACGAGATGGTCAGGTATATCGCGGATGCAGTATTGTTGGTGTAAATAACGTCAACCTCAGTGCCTGAAGCCGGACTCTCGGTTACTGTGGCGTCTGCCGATACGGATACCACCTTGTAGCTTCCCTTCAGCGTAGCACTCACCTCCTCCTTGGTGGCGAACTTGTACATCGCAAGCTTCGCCAGCTTCTTCATCTTTACCTCTGAGGATGACAGCTTTTTCTTTGTCATAGCACCTAATTGATATTGTTATTGCTGGATGAAAAACAAAGAAAGGCAGGCGTGACATCAAAAGACATTGGCATTACCAGTCACGCCTACCTATCTTATAAGAGGTTAGGCCTCATCGGTGATTGAGTCATCGATGCCGCTAGCCTCAAGCATGGCCTTAACAGCAGCGGCCTCAGAACCCTCACTAGGAGTACCAGTGATATCCCAGCCGAACCAAGAAGCAAGCTCAGCGTTAGTCAGGAGGGCCTGGTCAACGTTGATCTTGTCAGTAGCAGACATAGCACCAGCAGATGAGCTGGTAGCGGTGTTCAGCTTCAGACCATCAGATGTCAGGGCCAGACCGTTAGCGTTAGTGCTGTCGATCTTGATAGCGAGCTGCTTGCTGCCATCGGTAGCACCTGTGAACTGGAGACCGCCTGCAGAGTCGAGGTCGAGGGTAACCACACGGTTGGTAATGGTAACACCATTGCCGCCAGTGTAGGTGTCGATCAGCTCGTTTACAGGGATGCTTACGTGAGAATCGCTCTCAGCCTCGGTAGAACCCTTGGTGTTGATGATCAGGTCGATCCACAGACCAGCGCTTGTGATCGTAGAAGGAGCCTCGTAAGGTTCTGCGACTGCAGCACCGTTCTCCTCAACAACCATCCACTTGCCCTCGTCAACACCAGTACCGGCGATAACCTTCAGGAGCTTAGAACCACTCTTAACGAGGAAGTCCTTCGGGATGTCGATCTCGATACGGTTAGCATCGGCCTCAGCTGCCTGCTGTGTAGTAGCAGTAGAGAGGATGATGGTCTTCAGGTAGCCAGTGTTGGGCGTACCCTTCTCGTACTTCTTCAAACCAGCGGCGCTGACCTTAAGGTCGGTGTAGGTTTTCGCCAGTTTCGCAACTTTCTTCAGTTTAAGCTCTGAAGCAGCCAACTTTTTCTTTGCCATAACTTTAAAGTTTTAAAATGTTAAAAAATAAGATGAACTATCCGAATGAGCTCACGCCCTTATTCAGTATCTATGCCTCTTCTTCCTCCTCAATTTCCTGATAGCCAGGCTGGACACCCTCCTTGACGGTGTATTTCTGGCTGTCATAGTCTGAGCAGGAAAGCATTACCTCAACCACAGAAGCATTATTGAACATTTCAGTCTGGGTCATGGTAAGCTGCAGTACAGTGCCCTTAGAGTCTACGTCTACTGGCTCCTCCGCACTGTCAAGATATATGTGCCACGTCACCTCCTCATCCTCCTTGATGTTGTCGGTCTGGGCACTCAGGATGACGTTCTCGCCAGTTGTGTCGGCCTCGATGGACCTGACAACGGGCTCGAAGAAGATGTTCTCCAGGTCATCATAGGTAAGGTTATCGCTGACAATGGCATCGAACTTATCTTCGACAGCCTTGATATCCTCGGTTGTCTTCACGCGCTCCAGGTCAAATCTCTGTTTGATCTTCCTGAAGATCTCCCTTACCGCTTCCTCGGCGATAACGTATGTAGCGAATATTTGGTCTGTAAGTGCCATATCTGTGTCATTTTGCGTTTATTCCTCACCTTCCGACTCATTGAAGATCTCGTCATAGATCCTGTCAACCGCATTGGCATCGAGGACACCCAGGTCACCAATCTTCTCGTCAACACTATTAAGGAGCTTCTTGTCCTCCTTAGACATCAGGCCATCCTCCTCCTCGGTTGCCGTGTGCTTCAGCTTGTCCACGAAATACGAGATGGGCTTCTGCGTCTCGGCATCAATAACGGCCTGCGTGATGGTCTCAGGGTACGCCTGCTTGCCATCAATTATCAATGGTGCTATGGGTATGTGTCTCGTCTCCATTATTCGTCATCAATTTGTCCGTTAATCAAATATAAATAGTCCCTGAACAGCTCGTCCGACTTACTCTCACCCCATGACAGGTTACCGGTCCTGCTGACGATCTCGCCATCCTGGTCATATTCAACAGCCTCCATACGTCCGTTCCATGCATCCACAACTCCAGGAGTGGTCTCGGTATTGATATCGGTATCGAATCCTGGGTCGTAGATGATCTCCTCATCCTCAGAGCCCTCTCCAGTACCCTCAGACAGGAACTTGGAGTGGTCCTCATGATACTCAAGATGGTCGTAGTTGGTGTGTCCGTTGATGTTATGCTCAGGCTCCTGGTCGCCATGATTTGTGTATGGCGGGAATACGATATAGGTCTGCCTGAGCCACCTGGTAGCATAGATGCTCTCCTCGCGGAACCAGACCTCGTAGGTTATCCAGCATGGCTGAAGGCCGTCCTGGAAACTCTCAAGCGGGTCTATATATTTAAGGTTCACGCGCTCGTTAAGTGCAGGATACTTGTACTTGAGCTCCTGGATGAACTGGTTGATGATCTGGGCAACGAACTCAACCTCTGTCTCACGGTACTCATTGACCGTGCCGTCAGGATTGAATACATCTGCATCCTGGTTGTTGAGCCTGTTCATGATGAACTTGATCTGCATGTCAGCACGCCCCTCATTGATGCGCTGCTGCTGTACAAGGTATCTCCAGTTGGTGAATTCAACGAAGCAGGCTGGGAAACCGATGGCATACTCGGAGTTACCGCCCTTCCTGACGATGCGCTCGAACTGACCGCGATTCATCATGACGGTACGGAAAATCTTCTCGCTGTTCTGGTCATAGTAGTCCCAGCGCACCTGTTCCAGAATTTCCTTGATAGCATGATATACGGCTATCAATCCATTCTTCGGGATCTGTATCTTTTCTGGAACCAGGACCTCCTGTGGTGTCTGGGCTGCCTGCTGATTCTTCTTCTTCGGTATAATCATACTATCGGTGTAAACATTTCTTCAAAAAACAACAGTCTGGAAAGCTCCCAGCCTTTTTCTTTTAAATAGGATGAGTGTCCCATAAATTGACGGCGTACAACCTGATGTGTCCTGGATGCATAGTTGTATGCACCGAAATAAGCAGGATCATTGTGTACTCCGGCATAGCAGACACCCTTATGCCTTCTCGCAGTACCGAACATCTTGGGATCTGTTATGACCCTTCCGCTCTCGCCAACCTGGTGGATCGATCTCTTCAGAGTACCAGTGTCAACAAGGATATTATTCGGGTTTGTGCCGAACTTACGCCTGCGCTTAACCGTGTATGGCGCAAGTGGCTGCCATCTCTGAGAACCGTAATCCCTGAACTTGTGCTCTACGAACGAACGCTGGAAGACATCAACCGCCTCCTTCGCCAGCTTTACCTCGAACTGGAGAGCTGCAGGCCTTAGCCTCACTCTCGCAATCTCATTCAAGTGCGCTATCGCCAGCTCGAAAGGAACTGAGCCAACCTTATTGGGAAACTCATTGAACAGCCTCCTGTCCTTACCAAGAAGCATGTTATTCCTGATCTTCCCGACATCAATGGTGCCGTCGCTCTTCAGGTACTTGGGCTTACCGTCAGCACCAAAGTACATCGGATTGTTTCTTAGTACACTGGGAGTGATGGTCTCCCCGCTCTTTCCTACAAAGTGAGAAGGACCTGTGAAATACCTCCTGGTGATCGGCTTGGTCTTGCCAGGCATAGGCCTGCTGAATCTGAAGAACTTCCTAGGCATGATATTTCTCCTTTAAGCGTAACACATATTCCGAAAGCTTCTCCTTATGCTCAGCGCGAACACTGAAATAAGGATGGCTCTTACCGAATATCCTGCCGCATTTGGCAAGACTCTCAGAGAAGATATCGTCCAGCTGCTTAGGCTTCCTGGGATACTTGTCATAAACCTTTGGTATGCTGTTCTCAACCGCATTCCCCGACATATCCTCCAGACGGCAACGGCAACCCCACTCGATGGGCGGTATCATCCACTGCGGGAACATATCCCTCGGAGCAGAGTATCCTTCCAGCTCACGATGCCAGGGACGTACACGATCATCGCCCATCGTCATATAGGTAAGCCATGTCGAAGCTGAATAGAGGGTAACCCACTTGAGGGCGATCCCTCCAGCGTACTCTATATCCTCATTCTCAACACTTGCATACTTGAGGTGGTACTTGTCACTTAGATCTTCCAGTTCCTCAAGCATATCCTGGTCATCCATATCGATCTCATCGGGAAGCTCCATGAAAGCCTGGTACTCAGCGCATACGGAGAACTCGATTATATTGTCGATTCCGGCAACCAGCCTGTCCCTGATGTCACGTTCCTGCTGGGTAAGCGTATCGTCATCAAGATTCTCAAGCAACTGGAAAGCTGATTCCTCATCGAGATCAAGACCTTCCAGCAGATAGCCTATTGAGATCTCAGACCTCAGCTCCATCAGCTCATAGAGAGACTGGTCAACATCAGCGTCGATACTGATATTCTTAACAAGTGACATGAAAGCAGCCAGAAGCTTCTTGGCCTCTGACTCATGCTTTGACTTATCCTCGTCACTCAGGGCATTGTATATATCAGAGAAGCGAACCCTGCCTACCGCTTCCCTGTCAGAAAATTTAATCTGGCATTAGTACCCCTGGGATGTCCGTAACGCCTGATATACTCCTCATCCGACATGATGCCATGATCATTGTCACCAAGGCCTCCAGTACCGCCAGTGCCTCCTATACCGAGAATATTGAACTGCTCGCCTACCTTTACACCGAACTCCTTGTCGATGGTCTCAGGAGCAACCTCATACTTGTCAGTGAGCACATTGAAGAGCTTGATCTTGTTCTCAGTCGAAATCTCGATCTGGTTGGAGTACTTGAAATAGACGCCCTGCTTGATGAAGCCGATACGCTGGAGAGGCGGGATGATCTGTTCGTTCATGACATTCTCCACATAGCGGCGGTTCTTCTTGATACGTGCGCGGTACACATCCTCATGGGTACGGGCGCTTCCTGCGTATGCCTGAACCTCACCAGCTACAGACTCAGAACCAAGTACAAGGTTGGATACGTCCTGGTCAACATACTGGATAAGTCCCATGAACACGCGCTCAGAGTTGGATACCGTAAACGTCTTCACATCCAGGGTATCGTCCATTCCGGTCACGATCACTCGCTTCTCTGCAGACTTTGCGATATCACTGGCAAACTTCTTCTTGTCCTGGTCGGTCTCGTTAGGTGTCTTGCCGTGAATGATAGGCTGCCCATACGTGTGCGCGAATCCTATATAATTACTGAGCGTGAACTTCTTGGCAAGGATGATTGCAACAAGACTGGCCAGATACCCAAGGCCTCCGGTATTGATAAGGACGTACTGGTCCTTGTACTGATCGTTCTCCAGATTCCAGTTCGGGAGCCATATCCCCTGACGCTGAACGACACGGGACTGGTTAGGCAGCACATTCCTGCGCTCAATACTGTTTACCTCAGCGAGATGCCTGACCCCATTGACCTCAACGAACTTAGGCATGATCTCCAGACAGGTGTAACCGTATGCCCTTGAATCAACGACGCCCTGGATGATCTTCTCAAACTGGGACCCCTGTATCTTCTTGGATTCCTCGTCATCACGGTTCCAGCCGCCCTTACCGTCAGGAACAGCCAGCATATACCTCTCATCGGTAAGCTGGGACTCCAACGTCTCGCGTACTGCCGCGAGGTGTGTGTCCTGTATGGATATTGCATCGTACAGGTCGATCAGTCCTGAACGGTCATCAAGTATAGTGCCATCATCAGTCCAGTTTACGGTGCTGCGGAAACGGTTATGCTTCCAGAGCTCGAAAACGTAGTCCTGGATGGTCTTCTTGATTGTGTTGTACTCGGCTATAAGCGCATCTTCACTGAAAAACGTGCCGTGTGAATTGGTTTCAGTTCTTTTTCTCATGAGAATATCACTGTTTTCTCTTAAATAGTGGTCTGGAAGCCTCTGTGTTTCAACGAAATAGCCGTATTTAAGAAAAACAGATGGCACAAGTATGTAATAAAATATGTACTTGTGCTGACTAAATTTCAGGCCAAAAGCAAGCCTCAAAAACCCATTAAACACAAATATTCCGATCAAATAACAACCAGTCTGCGTGCCACTAAATCTATTTTTAAACAGATTTACTCACCAAACAAACTTTAAATTATGGTAACAGTAACAGATTTTTATTTGATCAAGTTCCAGTACATTGGCGTTGACCAGGCTACTGGTGACATGAAGAAGAAAAAGCAGGAGATCCTTGCTGAGTGTGCTAACTATACGGATGCTGAGAAGCTTGCGTTCGCCTACATCCACGATGAGGAGATGGACAAGTACGAGCCGTGCAAGCCTGAGATCGTCAGGCAGAAGGTCAACGACATCCGTATCAACGGCTGCGTCATCATCGAGCAGGACCTGTTCAACGGATTCGCGGAGATGTACCTGGAGACTGATGACTTCCGTTTCTACCAGGTCAACGCCAACGACCCGTATGAGAACGACGAGGGTGACACAAAGAACGTAAAGAGGGCAATGTACATCCCGGCAAGCTCCACCGGAGAGGCTGAGAACTATGCCCTGAGACTGTACCCTGATGCAACGATCACCTCTACCAAGATCGTCAACTTCAAGTCCGCATTCCTGATCCAGTCAACCATCGACTCACTGAAGCGCGATTTCGAGAACATGTAATATGGACTACAAACTGAATCATCTGGCAAAAGAGGTAAGGTGCGAGGAGGTCGGGATCCCCGATCTCCCCGATATCAAGTTCGGGCACCTGGAGAACGGCATGCTCGTATTCAATGCGACTGCATACCTCAAGACCCTTGACAGGGAAGAGGACTACCGCACATTCTCCAGGGCGATGAGGTTCTGGATAGAGCAGCTGGCGAGCGGATACGGACTGAACACCTCCGAGCTCTTCTATGCCAACCCTAACGGCGAAGAGCTCTACAATGAGACTATGGTCTACCTCCTGCTCATGTATACCGATCCGTCCATCGTGTCATACTTCAACGACATCATAGATGACGTAATGACGAACGGCATAGCATTCAGCGACTCATTCATACTCAGCCTCGCACAGTCAAGGCTGCCGGATGACGTCAAACAAGGACTCATACAAAATGACAAAAGAAAAAATCGCGGTGTTTGATGCGAGTTTCAAGCTTGTGGCCATCGTAAGCAACAAGACGCAGCTCAAGAACCTGATGGGTGTCAGCCCTACTGAGATCTACCAGACACTTGATGCCGTGAGGATAACTTGCAAGAAATACTACCTCAGATACATACCCAAGGACATCATACTGGACGTCGATGACCTGGGAAAGAACCTGCTCCTCGACTTCGACCAGCAGTGTGGGCTTGATATGAGGGTCTACACTACGAGATCCCAGGACAAGAGGAGCATCATCCTTGAGAGTGAGCTGGCAGAGTTCGTCGGAAACATGAGCAAACGCTATGCTTACGGTAAACCGAAGAGAAAACGTAAGAACAATAAAAACAAGAAAAATGAAAGCAATCGAGATCAAAGTAGTGAATGAAGGCTGGCAGCAGCTTCCTGAGTACGCAACACCCCAGAGTGCCGGAATGGACCTGAGGGCAAACATCAAGGAGGACATTATCCTGAACCCGCTGGAGAGAATCCTTATCCCAACAGGCCTGCACATCCAGCTTCCGGATGGATTCGAGGCACAGATCAGACCAAGAAGCGGACTGGCACTCAAGCATGGGATAACGGTACTGAACACACCAGGCACCATCGACTCAGACTATACCGGGGAAATGGGCGTGATCCTGGTGAACCTCTCAAACGAAAAGTATATCATCAAGCCTGGAGAGAGGATCGCACAGATGGTGTTCAACGAGATATGCCAGGGTGTACTGGTCCCTGTCGAGAAGCTGAACAATACTGAACGCGGAGACGGCGGTTACGGACACACCGGAAAGCAGTAACGGTATGATCGAAATCACAAAGGACAAGAAATCCCCGACCTATATCATCACCAAGACCGACAGCGAAGGCTTCCACCACCAGATAAACGTAACGCCTGAGGAGGTCCTGGATCTTCATCTTAAAATATCACAACTAATTTTATAGAAAATGGAACAGAAACAACCGATCCCACTCAAACACTTCACATTCGCTGAAGTGATCGACGGACTGCAGAAAGGAAAAGTGTTCACGCGCTGGAATGACGGCTCAGTCATCACCATGCAGATACCGTCAAACATCAAACCTGAGACCATTCCGAACATGCAGAGCCTGAACCAAAAGACAAAGGAACTGCTAAGCATGAAAAAAGGCCTGTACTACAACCACCAGGTACTCAAGATGACCCCTATGGGAGAGAAGGTAAGGGCAACCTACTACCAGCCGACCTGGGATGACATATTCGCTAACGACTGGCTTGACCTATGAGAAAGAACGGATGGCATGACACCGACAAGGAGAAGCCAAAGCGCGACGAGATCGTTGTCGGTTTCTGGTTTCATATCACGGAGACGATAGCAGAGCTCTGCTATTACGACCATGATACGAGAGAATGGTTCTCAGGCAGCCCAGGTAGCAGCGACTGCGCCCTTAGCGAGCCTGACTACTGGATCGAAACGCCATACCAGCTTTAAAACAAATAAGATGAACTATACGGACGCTGGGTAAGTGCAAGCCTGAAGCTATTCATTACGCGATCATCAGAGAAGGTGGTCGCGTTTTCTATTAATATTCCGAAACAAATACAAAAAAGTGTTTCATTTTTCAGATTTTGCTTGATTTTGTCATATTTTGATATTACATTTGCACCGGAAACGATTAAAATATCAAAAAATGAGTAAGAAGAATCAACTGACAAGGACGGACTACCTCAGCGTTGAAGAGTACCAGAAGCTGGTGAGCTGCCTCCATGATGACGGGGACGTGCTGGGTGAGACCTACACCAGGGTGGCCAAGGGAACCGCCCTGCGTATATCAGACGTGCTGAAGCTCACCTGGAAGAAGCTGCTGAATGAGAGGTTCGTCCTCAACGAGCAGAAGACAGGCAAGCGCAGGAGCATCACCGTATCGGAGAAGACCCAGGACACCTTCAACATGCTCTATGAGCTGAACGGCAAGCCCAACAAGGAGGAGCCGATCTTCCTCAACAGGCGATCAGGCAAGACCTACACCAAGCAGTACATCAACAGGCTCATGAAGGAATGGAAGGAGAAATACGACATCTGCGTAGGCAATTTCTCCAGCCACTCGTTCAGGAAGTCGTTCGGGCGTGAGTACTGGAACAAGAGCGGATGTTCCGACAAGGCGCTGGTGAACCTCTCCGAGATCTACAACCACTCGGACATATCAATCACCAGGCGCTACCTCGGAATCCGTGACGAGGAGCTTTCACAGGTATATGAGGTGATCGAGGTATGAACGAATATGTCGGGAAATGCCGTATATGCGGCGCTGACTACAACGTGCTCCAGCACAACATCTGGAACAGGATCAAGAAAATCATGTTCCGTGAGCACATCTGCTGTGCATGCGCCGTGTGGATGACCAGGAAGAAGGACCCGAAAGCGACTGAGGAGGTCATAGACGGAGTGCTGTATAATATATATAAAGGTAGGAGGAAGGGCTGCAGGTACTCCATAGACAGCATGGTAGAAAGGTACGTCATGAAGCTGGATGACATGTCAGTCTACGTGGCCAACAGGGTCGTAATGGTGGGAAGGCCTCCAGGTAACGTCGAGATGAAGGATACCGCCACATTCATCACGAAGCATGAGTGGTCAGCTCTCAGTGAGGGGCTGTTCGAATGTCAGGGAACGACATGCCTGGACAGGTACACATGCCTCTTCTACTTTAAGGACAAGGTTGAGGGTGACCGCCCGGCCAACAGCGTACCTAAGGGCTGGAAGGACGGTGACGAGAACTGCAAGTCATATCTAAACATCAATAATTTAAACAAACACCTTATGAAATGGAGAAGAAAAAAGCAATGACAAAGAACGAGATGATCCAGCTCTACGTGGATCAGAACGTCATCAACCCCAGCGACCAGGCTCTGGGCAGGTTCGCAAGATCGCTCGGTTACGGCCACAAGCGCGTAATGGTAAAGGGCAAGATCGAAGTCTGGTACGTACTTAATTGATCAGAGGCAGAATTCCTTGTTCATACAAACTTTTAATTCCTTATCATTATGAACAAGAATTTTTTCAAACCAAAATTCAGGATCCGCAGATCCTCGTCGGTCAAGGGATCGACAAGACACAAGAGTTCGGTTATTTAGTGGAAGTGAAGTACTGGTGGTTCCCGATCTGGGTCACTGCCAACATCAACGTTATCAACAGCGGAAAGCTGGAGACGAGCTTCGCGAATTTCATGACTGAGGAGCAGGCGCATGACTACATCTCCAGGAGATATGTGATCTACAGCTTCAACGACATGCCTAAACTGGTTGACCGACATGAGTAAGAGATCAGAGGAGATAGACAAGCTGGTTCTCAAGCTGGAGAGCAAGCTGACAAAGGAGGACGGCCTCATACTGTTCATGTTTGACGGCCTTTTGAACGAATCGATGGGAATCCTCGCCGCAGAGGACAAGGGCAACCTGGTGAGCGCCATGTGCGCATGCATGGAAAGCGGTGAGAAGATAGGCTGCGACCTCATCGACCTCGTGAGCTCTATAGTGATCGGATTCGCAAAGATACATCCGGAATACGCGACACAGTTCATACAGTGCTTTAACAGGGAGATATATGGAACGGACCTCGATTTCAAAGTTTGACAGAAGCGTGCTGGACTCTATCATCAAGCATCCGGCTATGGCAAGCAAGAACGCATGGTGGCTGTTCACCGTGTTCTTCTGGAACAACCTCAGGGAGGAGTGCTACCATGTGCTTTACGAGGACGAGGACCCCGACCTTATCCCTGACTACAAGGAATTCTCCATCGACAATATGAAGATCGAGAAGGACGTGCTGGACATCATGCTCAAATGCTCGGCTGAAGATTTCATCAACGCTATGGAGAACAACCTCACCATCAGGATAGGAGGAAAGCCTTACCGCATACCCAGGAACGAGAACGTCACCAAGGAGAAGCTGGTGAACTCCATATTCAAGTTCCCTGAAATCTATGAAGGAAACAAGTGCCACATACACAGGAATTTCGTGTTCGAGGTACGTGACATAGACCCGGAAGGGTATGATCGCACAACCGACATCAGGGAAAGCCGCAAGTTCTTCCACAAGCTGGTGTATATGGCAGAGAGCTCTGATGACGGCTGGTATGACCTGACCGACATGGAAGCTGCGGCATACACATGGGCGCTCTTCATGAGAAGATATGAGGAGGAGTACGTCAAGTCGGTAATCGAACCCGTCAGGAAGGCGCTCAACAAGATCTACAAAGAGTGCGGGATCGAGACGCTGGCTGAGCTCTCATCATGCTGGGTTGACGAGATCGAGTCAGCAAAGGTAAGCGTAGACACCCAGTTCTCGGCATCCAAGATCAGACGCTGGAATGAGCAGAACGCCCAGGAATCCTTCGTTGACAAGGTTGACCTGGAAGCTGCTGAGGACTACTGGTACAAGGACTGCAAGACATTCAAGGTATGAACAGGAAGAAGGACCCGAACATAGACTACAGCCAGACGTGCATGACATGTGAGCATTTCAAGCGTCCGGCACCAAGGAAGTGGAGGAAGTGCGAGAACGACATCATCCCCAGGAACGAGAGCTGGAAGTACGGATGCTGCCTGTGGTGGGAGAAAAGGAAAAGTTGATCCGATGCACGGCTATTTCTTGTAAAGAACGTCTATGAACAAGAAGGATTACAAGAAACCGTACAAGAAGAAGGGCAACAAGTTCAGCCAGATCTTCCAGACACCACAGGGCAGGTGGAGCTCAAAGAGGTTCTTCGGGGGGCTGGGGTGGATTGTCGTGCTGGGTGTCCTGATATGGTGTACCTACCAGCATACCGAGGCGCCTGAGATCACCGAGATCGTCTGCATAGTGTCCGCTGCGCTCATGGGGCTGGGTGTTGTGGAGCCTTTCTTCAGATCCAAGAAGTACATCGTCAAGAAAGCCGCTTCCCAGAGCGAAGAAGATGAAGCTGATCCTGAATAGACTCCAGGAAAACCCTCGCATCATCGACTGTAAGGAAGTAGTTGCCCGCAAGGTATCGCTTGTTGTGGGTCGGCGTCCTCCTGTCTGCCTCTGCGCGTATTGAGAAGTGGTCGGTTATGTACCAGTAGGTGTCGTTGAGGTCTGCCCTGGGATGCTTCTCAACGAACTGGAGGACTGACGGATCCCATACGAAGCCGTTATCTGAGAAGGTATCATATACACGCTTCCTTGAACTGTTGGGGACCAGCCTGTACGGTCTCTCCCACAGATGCACCCTCTCAGGATCCGATCTGCCGTCGCTCTCAAGGCTGAGAAGAACCGCATCGTCCTCATTCACGTCCGCAACCACCTTGATGATGTTCTCGTCATACCAGTAGATCCAGTCTCCCCTGTTCAGGATGGGCACCTTCACGTATCCGGACTCGTCCAGTACGTGCCCGTTGTGATGGCAGCGCTTCATGAAGTCGGATACCTGGAGGTCAGTCGGCTCGCACACCTCTATGTTGGATGGGACCGAGAAGTCGTTGAAGATCACCCTGAAGCTATCACCTATGCTGTGAGCGTCAAGTATGTAGCAGCCGTCCATGATGTCCCTGATGTGGCCTATCGATTCGCCGAAGGATATGTAGTCACCTTCCTGGAACCTTTCCTCAGAGAAGGTGAAGAACTCCTGGAAGTCGAACAGCTGGGAATTCCTGTCAGTCGAGAATGTGGGCCTGAAGCCGCACCTTGTGTTCACCATGTATGAGAGCTTCCCCTGCCTGGCGCTTTCCACACGCCTGCTGCTGCAGTACTGCTGGAGTTCAGCTAAAGTCTTCTTTGCCATATTCTGTCGGATTATCAATTACCAGGTGCAAAGGTAAAAAGAATATTTTGGAGGTCTGTGTGAAAGGACGTTAAGCATTTGTAATGATTGTGAAAATTTGTATAAAGGCGGGAACCGGGTCTGGAGAGGCTGGCTATTTCAGATAAAGCCGTTAACGGCATTGTATAAAAATTTAAATTGAGTAACATGAATCAGAAAAGTGAAAAGAAAAAGTACGGCCAGGTGTACAAGGACGGTCTTATTGATATTCCTGGCGGTTATGGCTTTATTGCATGGGACACTTTCAACTGTCTGGCGCCAATTGAGTGCATAACATGGCTGAAAATCTGCGAAATGGCCTACAAAACAACTGAGGAGACCGGAGTCATAATACTTGGTGAAAGGTGGTTTGAGAAGAATTTCGCAACATTTAAGGATTGGCATGACGCGATCTTTGCCGTGCTAAGACTGGAAAACAAGGGGTATATTACCTGTAAGTTCCATAAAGACCATATAGAGGCAAAGATCAATTACGAAAATATACACGAAACAGCATCTGTGGTTGGTAGGGACAGGAGACGTGGCCTGTTCCTCTCAAAAGTCTGCGATAACATTTCCAAGGCTACGGCATCCGATATCCATAAAGTAACTGAGGCGCTTCTTCAGGAAAAGAGATCCAGAGGATATGACGGGCTGGAATATTATCTAAAAAAGATTCATCATGATTAATGGCGTAAACACAAAAGTATCGAGTTATGGAAGATTCGAACAAGTGCGGTGTGTACCACAGAAACACACTGAAAGTGAGCCATACGCCATACACGGTGATGGAATCGCTACCCATCCAGTACCTCAGGACATCAGAAATATGCACCTGGATAGAACTGAACAGACTGGCGAACATGACAACTTTCGACAGAGGAGAGTTCGTTGTCACATTAAAGCAGCTGGAAAATACGACAGGCTTGAAGAAAAGATGGCTGATAGACGTGCTGGACAAATTGAGGACAATTGGGTTTTTGTCATCATGCAGGATTGGAAAAATGAACAAATACCGTATCAATTACGATACGACATCAATCATTTCCAAGATCCTGATGAAGAATCCAGGTATAGGAGAAGCACTCAGAAAGGTGTGTGGAGACGAACACAACGCCGCTTTTACGTCCAACGATCAGGTTTCAAGGGCCTGCAAAATGACTGGAGTGGAGTTCAAATGGTGCGATTTCCTAAAGAAATAATCAGTGGCTGCGAGATGATAGGTGCAGAAAAATGCACCTATTGTCCCCCCACGATAGGTGCAGAAAAATGCACCTGTATATATATAATAAATAAATTCCCCCGGAGAAATATGAATAATCTTCTTGCGCGTGCGCGCAACCTTAGGGGAAGCGTAGGATATATTAAGGGTATATTAAGGGGTATTGTAGGAATATATATAGGGGGAGCATGGAAAGTTTATACAGGAGTTGCCCCACATTCCCAGGTATTAAGCGGAGCGTCAAAATGGGGTTATCTTAAGTTTATCATAAAGTCCATAGGGTCTTAAAAGAAGCGTTACAGATACTTCCAGGCATTTTTAAAAAAATGTGTTTTTGTAGGTTTTATCATAATCGTAATGTAAAAGTAAGGAGAAGAGCAAATGAAAGAAGAGAAGAGAAACAGAAGAGCATCATCCTCTAAGAAGGAAAATCGCCTGTCGGCGAATGATATGGCGATGCGGCTGACCACGCTGCCGCTGCACTCGTTCCTGACCGGAAGCGAGCTGAACCTCTACTACGTGCTGGACAGGTTTCCGATCAGGAGCCGGTTCGGTCTTGAGGACAAGGGCGTGCGTGCCGTGCTTTCCAGGATCATGGGTTCCGGGGACGAGGAGTTCGAGAAGGCTGCAGCCGGGCTGGTGGACATGGGTTTCGTGATTCCTGCTGGGACTGATACGAGCTGGATGGAGTCGGTACTCGATTTCCCGGCCATCTACGAGTTCTGCATCAAGCTGGGGAGGCACGGCGTAGGCTTCGGTGCATTCCTGAGGAAGGTGACCGGATCAAAGCCGATACTCCAGATCAGCTCCAGGGATTTCGGGATGGCAGAGAACGCTTACAGGGCGATGGAGGACAACGCGCATACGCATGTGGGTGTGAATAATGGTGTATTCGGGGCCGCCGGAGCCGCTGTGGAGGATTTCGGCGACCAGGTGGACAGTTTATAGTCCTGGAGGCTTAAACGGGCTCAGAAGGGCTTATTTTTGATATTCTGAACTAAAATTTAACGGAAAATGGACAGTAGAGTGAACGACGAGAGGCTTATGAACAGCCTGAAGAACTGCGAGATCTTGATCGACACCATCAGAAAGGGCATCATCGAACGAGCAGGAAAGGAGAAGCGCGTCTATTTAGAAGAGGAGGAGTACAGGATCGCCAGGCTGGACAGTGCCGTGAGGTTCGTCAAGCAGGCACAGTTCGAGGTATCCAAGCTGGGGTTTGAGTATTCCCATGTGACAAACAGTAGTAATAATAAACCGAGGAGATGATATGGACAATAACGATTTGGAACTTTTGAAGTGGTTTTGGCTTGCAGGCTGCGTCATGGGCGCCATGTTCTGCGCGTGCAACTACCTGTACTGGTACAACAAGGTCGGGAAGTTTCCCAGGATCGACTTTACGGAGGTCTTGTGTATCATAGGCGTAATGGTCCTCTGGTGGCCTGGGATGGCCATACTTGGGGCGGCATACCTCATTTATCTGTATAAGAAGTGATGGGGATGGAGGAGATACTGATCGTGGCATGGGCTATTGGGTCCATATTCAACATTGCCGTACTCACCAGGTACGTGATGAAGCACACCGACGTTAGGGTTGACGAGTTCATGGTTGCGGTGTTCTGCGTCGCTGCCATATTCTCGTGGATCATGGTTGCGCTGTACTGGCTGGGAAGGCTTGAGTGGTATAGGTATTGGAAAGACTTAAGTTATTATGACGAAGAAGGAACTGTTGGAGAATCCGATCTTCAAGCAGGCAGCTGAAGACCAGGAGGTGATGATCGAGTCTATGGGGTATCACAAGCCGAGAAGGGTAAGGTTCGGCAAGACTCCCAGGACTGGTGACAAGATGGTAGTTATAATTTCAAATATTTAGCGTATGATGGACGATGAGGATGTTTTCAAGCAGGAGATGGGCTCGCCTTCGTATGAGACCTACAAGGAGGATCTGGTAGGCGAGTATATATGGCTGGACAGCAAGACACAGAAGCTGTACCGCTACATGCAGGACGATAGCTTCCAGGATCTGGACGAGAATGACCAGAGGGAGCTTATGGACAAGTACATGCTGATGACCCAGCTGAAGGATCTGGTGTGGTACAGGGCCGGTGAGAAGGACCTGAGGAAGGAGATCAACCTACTTTTGCAGTAAAACGGCGGTTTTCCTGCCATTTTATGATGTTATTTATATAAATCAACCAGGCTGTCTGTGAAGATGGTCTGGATTTTTGTAGGCTGGGTCGGCTATTTATAGGTGGACGTGGGCGCACGGATGCTTCATAAGTTTGTTTTATAGAGTAGTAATGAATTTTTTTTGAGATTTTAGTTTTAGGTTAGTTATTGGTAATTAGTTTTCTGCCGTCCTTGGTCTGGGAAGATTGGGGACGGTTATTTTTGTTTACATTTTCCAGTTGCGAAAATCAGATGGCAAATTTCGGGTCCCCGGAAAATTTTGGGAGTGGTTTTATAGCGGGTTTTTGTATGGATTTCGGAAAATTTTTGGTGGGGTTTGGTGGAAGTGTAAGGAAAGTGGTGGTAAATGTGGTGAAAATATGCCTCCGGCGGTTGATGGCTGTCGCCCTGTGCTGCGCACGCCTATTATAACGGGGAGATGCACTTTTGGATGAAGGGGTGTGGGAGATGAGGTAGGAGGAGTGTGGGGGTGAGAAATGGATCCCAGAAAACGAAATGGCAAAAATGGGCGAAAATTTTGTGTGGGGTCTCCCGTCTCGATGGTCGGGGGTGTTCGATTTTTTTACTTTGTTTGGTGTGCCGAAAGTCCTTTGTACAAAGGTATTTCAGCTATTTTGTGTTGAAATATTTTTGGTTCACTTTTATAATTAGTGAAACAAACTATACCTTATTTATATATAAAAATCAGTCAATTTTCGAAAAGTAGGCTAAAAAGTGTCATGGCTATTTCGAATTGTTAAAAGGCCATCAAATCGTAGTCTAAAAAAGTCAAAAAGCCCAGCCGGACTGCCGTTCAAACCACCTCGACCCTACCTCAGTCATCCAACCCCCACCGTCCATTCCATCAAATTTTTTCAAAAAACGACTCCCTTTTCAAACTTTCCAGCTCCCCACCTTCCCCACCTTCCAACCAATTTGTCAACATTTTCGAAAAAATATCTAAAATTAGTATATTCATATACTACAAAAATATTTTGCATTCTCTAAAAAATTTCTTGCAAAAAAGTTTGGAGAAAAAGATAATAACCCCGACTATTGCAGTGTAAGCAATTACAAGACACACGAAACACAACGTTTGAATTTGCAGTGGTAAATTTGTTAATAACGTCGAAAGTAACACAACGCACAATGTAACTAAAAGCGGTTGAATTACTTAATAGTTAGTTGAGTTTTCCCAAATTCCTAATTAAGCGGTTTTTCATTTGTGTGGCAAAAGCGAAAAAAGGTAGTACACAAAAGTTGTGAAGCTTAAGAGACTGCCAACGCAAAGAAGTTGTTAAGAGTTAGATTTTGGAGTCTGGCAACACTGGCAGCGTGCCGAAGTACATAAGTAACCAGTTAAGCGGTTAAATGTTTATTGAGGTGCAAAATAGCACTAAGAGTGAAAAGGTAGATAAAGCGTATCGCAGCGAGTAAGAAAAGTTTTAGCAAAGTTTAGTAAATGCGGTTTAAGTTGAGTTTACGCAAATTAGTCGTTTGCGGTTTAAGTAATGAAAAGGTAGTGAAAGTTAAATGCTTTCGAGGTTTTATCCGGTTTTTGGATAAAAAGACGTAAACGAAATAGTTACTAACTAAATGCAAAGACAAAATGCACGTGATTTTATAAAATAATGTAATACGAAAGTAAACGTAATTAAAAGTGGTCGTTAAGTATATACATTTGGGCTATAAACAAATGTATGTATAGTACTGGCAGTTGAGCGAGAAACTCGTAAAAAGACGTAAATTCGGTCTGTTCACACTGAAAACCAAAAAGACGTTTAGAGACTATCTTTATAGTCGTATTTTAAGCGTTGTAATACTATCTTTATAGTGTTTGGTTTTCCGTTTATGTAGTTTGCATTGATAACGTTTTAGGCTTTTGACGGAAACAAAAAGATAGCGCACGCGAATAGCGGAACGGAATTCTTGCAAGTGTTCGCACGCGCATTGACGGGTGCGGGGGAGGTTTGAACCCTCCTCCCACTACAATGCGCTAATGCAGAAAACAATTTAACACTTACAATTATGAAAAAGAATTCTAACATTTCAGTGAACGTGAACGCAGTGGTTAACTATGCAATGGCACACGCAGGTGCCCGCGCTATGAAGTTAGCAAGTCAGTCAATCAACCAGGCTCGCAAGAGTATGGGCGGAATCTCCAAGGAGTTGTTGTACCTGGGTATGAACAAGGAGACCAAGGAGAAGATGTACACGAGCGTGGAGAAGTTCATGGAATCGGTGGGATGCCCCCTCTCAGGGGGACAAGTACCCCTTAGTGCAATCAAGAGTGCCTGGTCGGACTTTCTTAAGGACGCAAAGGGCAACCTCATGATTTGTGGCAACGTGCCTCAGCGTGTGAAGATTGGCAAGAAGTCGTATCGTCTCTATGTGCGCAATGATGAGGGGGAGTACAAGCCTCTCAGCATCTGGGCACCTCGTGAAGTGGGTGACAACAAGTGGGACTCTTACAAGATATGCGAGGGTCTTGCTCAGTCAGCGTTCTCAGATGAGACGCGCGCTATGGTGGAGAAGTCCAAAGATGAGGCACGCTCATGGGGTCACTACTACGTGGAGAACGAGCTCACCGGCGAGTACGTGGAGGTTAAGACTGAGTGGAGTGCAAAGGAGGAGGCCGCATAGACCTTCGACTCCCATAGGTAACCCAGTAAGAGTGGCGCGGGGGAAACTCTGCCAGTGGGGTTCGAATCCCCACCTGGGTGCAACATGCGTATAAAAGTGACGCTGGGTGACATGCTCACTCAGGAGCAGCTGCGCGCACTTACCAAGGGTATGATAGCGGAGCAGAGAACGGGGAGCCGTACCCCCAGGAGTCGGCAGAGTGATAATAGGTTGGATGGCGTATGCGAGAGAATTCAGTGGATGCGCCATAAAAGACAGCGTGGGGAATGGAAGAACCGCAGTCGTAGGGGTACTACGGAGCAGGCAATCCTCAGATACGAGAGTGACTGGAGATACCTGTGCGGGACGGAGCTTGAGGACACCCAGGCCATTTTCAATGTGGCAAAGACAGTCAGCAGCCCATATCACAAGTGCAATAAGCCTGGTATGCGAAATACATGCGTGAGGCCGAAGCTGGAGAGACCGAGGGGTATAAGAAAACAACCCTATGCGGTATATAGCAGCACGAGTTTGACAGGCGTAATGGTAGGTGGAGAATATTAACAAGTCTGGAACCATTCCGGGCGCGCAGTTCGTATACATACACGCGGAGACCTCACAGGTGATAGCGTTGAGCAATCTCCCGCGTACACACATATACGAGACACGCGCGACAGGATGGCGATAGGCATAAAGTATAGGAGACACAATCATGGCAACAACAAGTACAATCGCAAAAATCCGCGAGATATGGCGGGATTGCAAGGACGAGAAAGACAGTCTGATGGTAAGGACACCATCGGGCGACAGCTGGTGTATACAGATGCTTGATGGGGAGCTTTTGTTCACTAATCAGGCTGGTGAGGTATGGGAGGCCGATGAGTTCGTACCATTTGAGCTGACTGAGATATATTCGTCATTGATGTTCAAGTACGGAAAATGGCCATCAAAGGTTAAAGCATAGGAGGACAAAGATATGACCAACGAGGAGAAAATCATCCTACTGTCAAGGGCGAGGAGTATCCTTGACAGTCGTGGAAGCATAAGGCTCAGCGAGGTGCGCGACCTGGTGGTGCGTGTCCTCGATGACATGGTGGAGGAAAGCTGCGGGAGCATCGTCTCCCGAAAAGATACGCTGGGGAATACCCGAAAACCCAGTTTAACTCCTGTTTCACAAGAGTCGCGAGACTGCATTGTGTGACCTATATACATGGATTTTCTTCCCGTTCTATCAAGGACGGTGGAGACTCCGGGCGTGCGGAAGAGTCGTGAGGACTGCAGCCGCACGCTTTTCTCTTGTATGTACACACCCAGGCAGCTGGGGATACAGATAACTTTATTCATTAACGTTTCAAAAACATCACAATCATGAAACAGAAATTCGGACACAAGGGAGAGACCTTGCTGCGTTACCTCATCGCAGGGCTGAATGAGGCAAAGGAGAAGTGGACTGCAAGATACAAGGCTGCGGTTGACGAGTACGAGAAACTGATGTGCCTGAACCACATCAACGGATGCGCTGAGGAGATTGAGGCATACTCTAAGATGCTGGAAGGAGGGGTGCGCGTATGAAGACGAAGACATACAAGGTTGAGCATCCCAGCCACATCGAGGACTTGAGGGACAGACTGCTTGACACCTACAACCGTGTCGAGATTCTGAATTGCGTGAAATCCCTTATCGGAATCACCGTCACTGTGGCGGTTGGATACTGAGAAAGGAGGTACGGCCATGATGAATGAGACGAAAAGGCGCGCGTACGACGAGATCCTGGGCATATTCAGGATGATGGTGCGCGTGAACGTGGATATGTACGTCATTCCCTTCAGGATGGCTGAGATAATCAAGGAGTGGGACATCTCGGATTTCGAGGTGTCCATGCTACGAAGAGAGGCTATTTACGAGTACAAATATAAACCGGATTGAGATATGATTAAGACAAACGGAAGCGTCCCACATCGCAGAAGGAGAATAAGAGTCCCGGCTGTGGAGACCGTATACAATAGGAACACGAGACAGATGGAGAGCCGTAACGTGACGCTGGTATTCCAGCGCTCGTATTCACCTGAGAGTGCAAGGGCTGAGATTGAGGCCATGTGCAACCTCCAGCGCAACAACAGGAAGGAGGCTGCGTCATGAAGGATTTCATAAAGTTCGTGGGCATCATGCTGCTCTTCGCGCCATGCATGCTGATTGTGAACGAGAACCAGGACTGCCTCTGGCTGAACGTGCTGGGGATTGCATACCTCTTCTGTGTCATAGGCTACTGCGTTGGGAGCAGGCGGGCGGTTGACCGTATGCTGAAGGACATCGAGAGGTATGAGCGTGAACTGTTAAAGGACAGATAAAAAGCTGAACGTAAGTTAAAGAATCAACGGGCTGGGGTGTACCCTGCCCTATTTCCAGATGAACCAAAATTGAAAAGAAGATGGATAAGAATTTAGTTTTCTTCGGAGAGAGCGGGCTGACGAGCACGTCCGCTAACCATGTGGCTAACCTCGCAAAGGAGTATGCCCAGTCGATTGAGAGTGAGCTCCAGTGCATCAAGTTCTACGACACGTACGTGGGGCTGATAGGTACTGAGGGCAAGCAGAAGACAAGCGTGGGATTCCCAGTGTCCAAGCTGGCTGAGATTCCCGGTATGCTGAAGAAGGTCACCAGCGCAAAGAGCCTGATCGCATGGCTGCGTGAGGCTATCAAGGCGCGTGAGGCCCTTCTCAACGCTATCAACAAGAAGGACATCGAGGAGTGGTATAATGAGCGAGGTCTGGAGTTCTTCCATTCGCCCAAGGAGCCTGAGATGCTTGACAAGGAGGATATCGTTGCAGAGATGAACATCAAGGAGCGCAACCACATCTACACGCTGGAGACGAAGTGCGCGGTCATCGGCAAGCTGATACACCCGGACGGAAGCCTGTCGAAAGCGCGCAAGGCTCTGCTTAAGGTGGAGAGTGCGCCATTCGAGGTTCAGGGAGATGGACGTGATGCGCTGGTGATCGAGTACAGGCAGAACGTGGCATCCCCGACTGTTGACGAGCTGTTCTTCTCGCTTCAGAAGGAGCATCGTGAGACCCAGGCAGAGCTGAACAAGATCCTGCATGAGGTTGACGAGAAGGTGCGTGAGGCCAACATGAAGCTGCGTGCCGAGTATGCTGAGGAGCTGCGCAAGTGGGACTCTGAACACAAGAAGCTGCTCAATGAGTTCAACGAATGGAAGTCTGAGGAGGCAAAGAAGGTTGCAGACCTCAAGATTGTCATTCCAGACCATCTGAAGGGAATCTATGAGGAGGTTAACGGATTAGGTAAGTAGTTCTCTTGTGCGGGTAACCCAGGACTGACCTCATTGGAGAGAAACCTGGGTGCATGCATGAGGAGAGGCGTTCTTTGAATTACAAGATTATTAAGCATTACATTACACTCGGTTGTGTCACGAAGTCCTTAATGGAACGTGGCATGGCCTTTCTCCGGACTGCGAAACATCTACACCGGTGACGCATTGATTTGCTGAGGTTTGTTTTCGCTCTCGTTAGCGGTCTGGAGGTTCTTGCTCTTGCTTTTGACCTTGTTATCGATTGCGCTTTTTCCAAGTGCAGCCCGCACATTTTAACCTAAAAGAAATACGAGATGAGTAAGACAATCAAGGTGGAGGTGGCACCAAACCATAGCATCATTACGCCATGCCCTTATGGTATGAGGAATCCAAGGGTAAGGCAATGGATTATTCTGGTGGACTCCATACCGTGCTGGAACTGCCAGTATTATGGGCATTCCAACTACAACGGGACAATTGAATGTAATCATCCTTAAGGCTATTATCACTGCATTTTTTACAACTAAAAGATTTTACAAAACTATGGGTTATTCAACATCAGAAGTCGCTCACAGGTGGGCGCATGACAAGATGGGTAGGAATGGCGATGTTAATGGCGGTCACGTATCTGCAAATTCCGTCAGCTTCTACTCCTACTCTACCGTGATTGCCGAGTACTTGGATCGTGATAAGAAAGTGGTTGCATTCACCACACAACGATACTCTAACACAACTGACAGGCACATGAACGAGGTGCGTTATGCTCTTCCAGATGATGTTCTGATTCTCCATATCCCGAATGTCTATGTATTTACATGGAGCCGTGAGAAATGGGGTAAGGACAGGAGACTCTGGGTGCTCAATCAGTTGCTGGATATGATGTACGATTCATTCAGGTTCTTCGTGGACAACAAGACTGCCCATCAAGACCCGTACAAGAGCCGTACATGGGATGAGATTGGGAAGTTCTGCGCCCTGTATCGTGATACATCTCTCCAGCAGTGGCTGAGTTCTGACTATGGCAAGGTCGGAAAGATTAAGGCAAACGACAGGGCATATCAGAAGCGTATCATGGTTATCGACCTCATTCATGGGGATAGCTTTCCGATGATACTGGATGATATGTTCGGAAAAGGTACTTATGATGGGTATCTCAAACGTCATTCATCTATCATTAAGGGCCAGGAATCAAATCGCAAGACTCGCAAGTTCATGGAGGACTACATGGGATTCGACCATAAGGGATTCGGAAACCACCGTCACTTCGGATGTGGTGGGGAAATCTACTCTCCTTGGTCAGTGAAGGAAATCAGAAAGATGACCGCCAGCGAGCGTATTGATATTCGTGCCCAGGTGAAGTATAACCGAATGCATGGCATTTGGGGCGATGATATCTTCGGTGAGGACAGACGTTGGTATGAGGCCTATGAGAGAGCCATGAAATTCCTTGGTATAACAGATAAGGATATTCATAATCGTTGGCGTAGCGATAGCAGCTATTTTGTTCCGGAGAGAATTGTTGACAATGAGGGCAAGACGATTTTCGATACAAACCTGTATCGGAGAACTGTAAGAGCTGACGGCTCTCCAAACAGATGGATTAATTTCCCAGACGAGATTACGAAGCTCCTCAACTACAATATCGACATCGACTCCAAGTTCTACGAGCAGTTCTGCGAGAGCAAGGACAAGTTCAATTTCCGCAAGCGTTTCTGGCAGCGCATGGAGATCGTGAACCGTAGACTGAGAGGTTTCTGGCTGCGTGAGTGCATAACTGACAACCCAGACCTCGAACTCTACGGCGATGACAACCATATCCTGAACGAGATGATCGTGCGCATTGAGCGTTACCAGGAGGAGGAGCGTGAGCGCATAAGGATCCTGAATGCTGAGCGTGAGGAGCGCGAAAGGGAGCGCAGGGAGGAAGAGAGACGCTCCCAGATGCGCCGCATTGAGATGATGGAGTCCTACAAGAATGGTGGCCTTGATGGTGTTCGCCAGATGTACTGGAGCCGTGAGTGCCAGCTTCCTATAGAGATACGCTACAATGAGGACATCAACTACGGTGGTAACGTCCTTCTCAGACTCGCCAAGCAGGAAGGTGTGGTTGAGACATCAAAGGGCATCCGCATGACGTTCCAGGAGTGTCATAAGTACTGGGAAATCATCAAGGAATGGCATGACAAGGGCACGTTCAAGAAGAATGTCCAGATGGCCGGATATACTGTGAATTCTTTTGACAACGACATTCTCACCGCTGGCTGTCACCGCATAGCATTCTGTGAGATTGAGAGATGTTACAAGGAGATGTGTGCAAAGGAGGCCGCGTAGGTCTCCTGCTCTATATTGGTTGCGAAGACGAAGCGTTTTCGTGATTGTGTGTTGATTGTTTAACGGCGGGGGCTGGGTGAATGCCCAGTTCCCCAATTTAAAGAAAAGTGTTATGGTTACAGATTTTATATACAATGACATTGTGCTCCACTCGAAAGGGTGGCTGTACAAGAACGGTGATATGCTTGATGAATTGGGATACCTGTTCTCCAAGATATATGGATGGAAACCTACTACTGAGAAGCAGATAGCACCAATGATGCTGAAAGTTCTGGATGAGCTTGATGTGAAAGTTGGCCGTCATCGCTCTTTGTACCAGTGGTTTAGTGAAATATATAACCGCATGGATTTGTTCGATGTTTCTTTTGACAAGGCTATTATACTCTATGTCAGGAGTGAGTTGCAAGGTCTGTCTAAAGAGCAGATTAAACTGAATCCCCCACACTACGGAAAGAAAGAGTATTTCCGCATGGGGAGCCTATTTGGAGAGAATCCTATCTCAATGACCTATACGGAAATGAATAGAAGGGCACAAAAGATGTTTACTTAACGGAAAAGAGAAAATGAAGAAGAATGATAATAAGCCTATTGGCTGGGAAGAGTTCAGGGCATTTGTGAAGTCGCATAGTGTTGATGAGATATTTAACCATGTGCTCCCTATCATAACGAAAAAGCAGAAGAGCATAAGGCAGGCTGCTATTTTGCGCTATAATGATACTGGGGAGACTTACAGGGAGTATGTTACCGAGCACGTAAATCGCATTGAACTTGGTGGTGTCATTAAGGAAAATATGGACTTGTTCATCAACAAGATTCTCGATGCGAAAACAGAGGCACTTAAGAAATTCCCAGGCGCAAGGAAATTCATGGTTGTTTTTAAGAACAAGTATGATGATAATGGTATGTCGCTGGAGTTTCTGTATCCAAAAATAGCTGATGAGGACGATGCCCTTAAGAACGCTATGAAGATGGCTATGAGGTTTGCTCAGCGCACAAAGGATACTGAGAAAGATGTCTATCTGTATGAATACTTTATGGATTACTCTGATGATGTTGTTGATTTGAATAATGACAAAAGTTATTACTGGTAAGATATGAAAAATGAGATTATCAGACTGATGTATTCGG